GAAAAAAAAGTTTATTCCATAGATAAAACCTACAATATAAATATTAATGAAATACAAAGATCATTTAAATTAAATAAATTAAAAAACAAAATACAAATATAAAAATATAATATTTATGTTTAAATATAATTATCTATTGAAAGAATATAATATCGTACATGTATATGATGAAGATAAAAACAATGTAATTCGTCATATTGTTGTTTTACATTTATACAATGGTAATAAAATTGATTTTATATATGAACAATCTGATATAAAAGGAGTTTTTGATAAAATAGACAATAAATTACTTGAAGTATTTATTAGTTTAAGGATTGAAAAAATTAATAGAATAAAAAATGGACTACTTGAAAAAATATGATGTTACATCTATAATGACTATATCCGAACATACAATGTCACCATCATTGATTATTAAATTTAATAACGGCGAAGAATCAAGAATTCAATTAATTGCATCAGAATTATATGATAATATAAATAATAGTGATTTTTTTTGAAAATATAATATCGGAAGAATATATCAAAAATAAAACAAATTAAAGAAAATTTAAGATTAAAAAAATAATAAATAAAATTTGAAACAATATGACTATAATTTATCAGTAAAATATTTTAATGATTATTATTTAAATAATTATCATATTAATAATGTTGTATCTAAGTGGAAATGCGAATTAGAAAAATATAATATCCCAAAAGAATATTGGAAAGATGTATCAGTGTATTTAGAAAAAAATTTTAATGATAATTTAATTGAACAAAAATTTGGAGATTTTACAGAAATGGTATTTAAGATAACTATGGAAATATTTAAAAATATTGATCTATCTAAAGTAAAATTTACAAACAAAAAGACAGAAAAAGTTCAATTTTCATTCAATTTACCACACAATATATCATCATTAGAAAGTAATATAGATACTAAAAGAATATTATTTGAAACTATAATAAATGAATATATTAAAACTATTATAAAAATAATAAATGAAACATCGGAAATATTAATACACACTTTAATCGATTACTTATACATAGATTATAATAATATATCTTTTTATGGTAAAAAATATTATATTTTAGGATATTTTGAGGGAGTTAATTCAAGATTAGCAAAAATTAAAAACATTAAAAAAAGATTAAATGAGAGAATATGATATTGAAAATAGTTTAATTATACAAAATGAAAAAGAAATTAATAGAATTTAATAAAATAAAAAAAGGTATATATTATGACATAGATAGTTGTGATTGGAACGATATTATCGATAAGTCAAAAAATAGTGTATTATATGGTGAATTAGGTTATAATCATATTCATAATAGTGGTTATATTAATTTGAATAATATTTCACATATAGTAAAAAATATACAGCTTCATCAAGATGGGATAGTTGGTGATATACAAATTTTAAATACTCAAAATGGCAAAATATTAAAAGAACTAGTTAATAATGGATTCAAAATAAATTATTCTGCAAGATATAATGGTAATGTCGATAGTAACGGTAAAATAATTAATTCTAAAATAATATCATTTGATGCCATACAATTTTCATATGATATATTAGAAGTAAGAAATCAAAAAATTAAAAAAATTAAAAAAATGATTGATGAAAAAAGATCTAATTGATAAAATAAATAAAGCATCTAACCTAATAAACCAAAAACAACGATATGGACGAGGTAATTATATGATAGTTAATTCAATAATAGCGGAACAATTTGAAAATATTAATTTGTTAGAAGAAAGAAAAAATAAAATTAAACAAATTTTTAAACGAATTAAAAATAATATATAAACTAAAAATAAGTAATAAAAATGGGTAAAATAATAAATTTAAAATCACTGACTGATTTTTCTGGATTTTATGTAATATATAAAGGTTCAGTTATGAATGAAGAACAAAAAAATTTTGGAATATCACACTTAATGGAACATTTGATGTGTAAATCATTTGAAAAATTATATGATGATTTTGACAGGTATGGTATAAATTGGAATGCATACACATCATCAACTGAAATAGTGTATCATATAACTGGATTAGATGAATATATCTATAAATATAGACACGAATTAGTTAATATGTTACTTGATTTTAATATACCAAAAAAAGAATTTGAAACGGAAAGAGATGTAGTTATACAAGAATATAGAGATACTTTTCAAGATCAAGGAACAAGTCATTATTATAATATATTAAGAAAAGAATTAGGTAATTATGGTCCAATAGGTAAAATGGAATCTTTAGAATCTCTAACATATGATGATATTAAAAGTTATTTTAAAGATTATTTATCTAAACCATCTTTAATTATAAACGTATCTAAAAATAATAAATTTGAAGGATTTGATATATTTTCAGATAAAGAATATAAGAAATATATAAGAAAGGAAGATAAAAAGGATTTAATAATTGAAAAGATGGCTGACTTCAAAAAAAGTTCTATAATTGGTTATAAACTTGTTGATGATGATTTTGCTCATATTAAATTTATATCTATGATGTTATCTGGATCTATGAAATCCCCATTAATGGATGAAATAAGAAAGAAAAGAGGATTAACCTATGGTGTAAGTACAAGTGTATATGGTTATTCATATAATAATGGATTTTTAAGTACAGAATTAATAACTGATGATGATAAAGTTGATGAAGTTTTAGAAACATATAATATGGTATTATCTAATCCTGACAAATATCTAACAAAAGAAAGATTTGATCTTATTAAAGATTTTTATAAAGTTCAATTCAAAAAAAATGAGATAAATAGGTATAATAGTATCAGACATTTAATAACACCAGATAGTTGGAATTTAGAAAAAATAATTGATGATATAACATATGATCAAGTTAGAAAAGTGTATGATAAATATTTTTTATTTGATAAATTAAAGTGGTCTATAGATAAAAAGGATTTTTAATTTGTTTTATTAAATATTTTTTAATATATTTGCAAAAAAACAAATATATGCAATCTTTTAAAAACATTTATAAAATAAAATTAAAAATAGAATTTTTAACTAATTATTCAATAAAAATTACACTAATTGGACTTGATGATAGATTTATTTCAAAGAATAATGATACATTAGCATATTCTAGTTCATTGAATAATTTTTATATATATTCTAGAAATAGTTTTTGGTTAGGTGTTAATTCAATAAGATTACCAAGTGAATCTAATTATAGACCTAATGAAAATTATTCAATAAGAAGATTCTTTAATGACAAAGAAAGATATGATTATTTATATAAATTAAAAAAATCATTATTGGAATGGAGTCAAAATTATAGTAGATTTAAAAATAGTGTTAAATCAGAAATAATTTATGAAGGTGATACATGGACAATAAAATAATAAAAATATGATAAAAGATTATAAAAAACCAATAAAAAAGAACAAAACAGAAACACCAGTTTGTCAATAGTGTTTAGATTCTACTAAAGATAAAAAATTATATTTTTGGATAGATAAAGAAACACATTTTTTTCTATGTTGCATAGATTGTATAGAAAAATTTGATTATAAAATTGGTAAACCATACCATGAAACTAAAAGAAAATCAAAAAAAGACATTTAAATTTTAATATATAGAATAAAATATATAATAAAAAAAGAATAATTAAAATATGGCAGTTATAGAGTTTCCTACAATGAATGTTCAATATATTGCAATAAATGATGTTTATTTAGTTGCAAATGATGATTCTGTTAATCAATTTTGTACTGAAAATGGTTGGACGATGGATTCATATGAATCAGAAGAACAAAGATTTTCAAATGATGGTAGTTTATATTATCAATACTGGGATGGTTCTCAATGGGTTTTAGAATCAGGATATAGAAAAATAGTTACTAAATTAGTATATACCGAATAAATAAATATTCAAAAGTATTTAAAAAACGATATAAATAATGATTTATATCGTTTTTTTAAATTTATTTTATCTTATAAAAATGGAAGGGAAATCAGCACTAACCTGATTTCCCTTGTATATATAGTGGTTGAAGAGTGGAGCTAGTTTGTTACTATATTTACACCTTTACCACGATTATCTTGCATTAATAATAATTAACGAAGATAACAATTCTATATTTATATATTTAATAAAAAAACTCATTTTTTTCCATTTTTAATACTTTTATCCACCAAAACCTATTTTTTTACTATCACCATCGACATCATGTGTTATTGTTTTTGTATTCTTTTTTAATGAATATATTTCAGCTAACGTCATTTCATCTTTTGATAAAGATATATCTATATTTAAAAATTCTAATAATTTTTTTAATCTTTCACCTTTAACTTTTCTAAATTCCTTTCTAGCAGTTAGTCTTTCTGGTCTTAATAATGCTAAATCAATATTTTTTGGACTAGTATTAAATGTTGCAATAACTTGTATATTTAATATATCATTTAATAGACCATCTGTTAAATTTAACAAATTTGTTATCCCTATGTTTCTTGTCATATCTCTGGATTCTAATAATGGTTCTGCATCTTCTATAAAAATATAATTTTTCCCTTTACTATCTGATACCCAATCTGATATAAAATTTATAAAACTAGGATCTGTTATAGAATCTACCATTGTTGGAGGAAAATATAATACGTTATTATCTTTATTTAATTCTTTAATTTTTCTAAGTAAGTATCTGATATAGGTAGTTTTACCGGATCCAGCCACACCATGAAATAGTGTTAAACCTTTTGTATCATTATTTAATCTTTCTAATAATTTATCATTAAAATCTATAAATCCATCACCATAATGTAAATCTAGTTCTACTAATTCTACTTTTTTATTATTTATATCAAAATCTTTAACATAAAAATTGCCATCATCATAAGATACCATACCAATTGTTATATTTGTAACTTCCTCTATTATATTGTTATTAAACAATTCAATAATTTTATGAAAATCATCAAATTCACCATTAACCAAAAATAGATTATCTGAACATATTAAATTAACATTATCTACATTGTGATTAATAAGATAAAAATCTTGTGGTATACCTCCACTCAATAAACAAATAACACCGTTACCAAAATCATATATTTTTTCTCTGTTGTATTGTTTATCTAATGATAAATTATAATAAGCATCTTTAAAATAATATTTTATGTCTGGATATAATTCTCTTAGTCCAATTTCTATCTTATCCCAATCAAAATAATGACCAGAATTGGATATTATTCTATATAAATTAGGATTATTATTATATTTTTGATAAAATATTTCTAACATATTAATATCTTCTGGATTTTTACTTCTTCCATTAGATCTTAAAACATTTAAAGTTATATTATCAAATTCAAAATTACTAGTTGTCATTTTTTTTAATTCATTAAAATTCATAAAATCATTTTATTTTTTTAATATTCTTATATATATCTATTATTTAATAATGTTTTATTTAAAAAAATAAAATTTCCTTAATTTTATTAGGAAATTTTATTAAACTTTTCTATTTTACTTATTTTTAAAATTATAGTTTCAAATTATTAATAATTTTATTAATAATATTAATATTAAACCAATTTAAAATATTACTTTTTAATTTTATTAAATCTTCTTCTATTTCAATCGTTTTTATATCATTAATATCATTTAACAAATCTTTATCCACATTTGATATAATATTGTCTAATTCTTCGTCTTTTTGACCTTTGTTGGTATTTAAATTAAGCGATTTAGATAAATCTAAAATAAACAAATCAACAAATCCATTAATATTTTTATTAAATACTTTTTCATCATCTACAAATAATCTTTTAATATTACTATTATTTGAATCTTTGAATACATTTGATATATTATATTCTTTCTTATTTATAAATGATATAAATGATTTTAATGATATATAAATAAATGATAAATTATCCTTAAATATATTTTTTATATCTTCTATATTATCTGTTTCTTTTAATAATTCCTTTAATGTTTGATTATTATTTTTAAGATAATTTAAAAATATTTTTTCCATATTATCTATATCTTTAGAATTATTTAATTTATTAATAAATAATTCAACTGATTTTTTTGTATCACCTGATGTTGAATATAAAAATTTACCGGCTAAATTTTTCATTTCACCAAAAATACTAAGTTTCTCACTAATAAATTTATTATAATTTAGTATCATTTTTAAATTGACTGAATTTTAATATATTATAACTTTCTTCTATTTTAATAGGGAAAGTAATAGGTTTTGTTAATTCTACTTTAGTTGTTTTAAATCTATTTAAACTATTATTTGTTATTAAGTTATTATATAATATGGGTTTAGATGTTTCTAATAATTTCATTATTCTATTAAACACTTCATCTTCAGTATTTCTTAAATATTCTTCTAGTAATATTTGAATTTCATTTGCTACTTGTATATTTTTAAATTCATCATCATAAAAATAAATAATATCATATTTATCTTGTTTTATTGGTAAGAAATGATCATTTTTTATTTTAAACCCTATTAAATGTTCTAATATTACATTTGATTTTTTATATGCAATATCATCATTAACTTTACTTTTAAAAAAATCACCTACATAATAGAATTTATCAATAAATAAACCATTATTTTCTAATTCTTTTTTTAATGCGGATAATAATAAGTTATCGTTTTCTTCACTATATCTAGCTGATAAGATACCAATTTCATCATCTTTATTGCCTATTATATGTCTTATATTTTCTCTAAATATAGATATTTTATTAATAATATAAGGATTTGTAAATTCTATAAAAGATATACCTATTTGATCTTCTGATATATTTGGATATCTTTTTTTAATTTTGTTAAACATATTTTCACTAATCCAATATGTATTACCATTATAATCTATCTTTATTTCATCATTTATATGTATTCCAGATAATATATCATATAATTCTATTTTATTTAATTTTATAATTGGTTTACTTGGATTATTTTTATTTATTATCCATACATTACCATTTATTTTCCATAATGTATCATCTAAGTCGAAAAAATGAATTGTTCGCATTTATTAAAAATTAATTTTAATGTATATATAAAAAATAAAAGGAGAAATAAATTCTCCTTTTTATATTCTTGGAAATGCTGAATTATTTCCTCCAAATTTATTCATCATTGTAGATGGATTATATTGTTTAGTAAATGAATTTGGATTAAAATTAGATATATTAGAATATTTTTCTTGTTGTGTTTTCTCTTGTTTTTCTTTTTCATCATTTTCCTCTTTATTCTTTTCATTTAATAATTTTATATATTCTTCATATTCCCAATAATACCAATTATCTACCACATTTGTTGGTATACTATGTTGAACCATCCATTGAAATTTATTCTTTAGTAAATCTAAAATATTTGTTTGAAATAGTGCAAATATTCTTGATTTTAGTTCATTGTTTTTATTTTCCGAATCTATCCAAGATATTTGGGATTTCAAATAGTTTAGATGCCCCTGATGGAAAGGTCAATTCAGTGTGGACCTCCATGCCACACTCACTACATTTCATTTTTAATCCTTTTATACCAACTGTCATGTTATTTATTATTTCATTTAATCCTTGAAAAAGAATTAAATCATCCATATTATTAAAATCTTTTAATTTTGCTTTTATACCATCTTCAGAAATTGAAGATCTATCATGAAGTAAAAATGGCATTACTTTCATAAATGCAACATTCGGTTTTTTATCAGATTGTACATTTCTTTTAATTTCATCATAAAAATCTTCTTGTATTCCTATTGTTGGAGGAGCTAATCTCCATGATACACCCTTATTCAATAATTCATATACTTTATCTTCTTTATTATAAAATCTTGAAATATTTTTATTTGGTGTATGTAGTTCAAATGTTGACGGTCCATATTGACCAGGTGTTGATCTAAATGGAATATTAAATTCATGTCCACATCCTGAACAAACTACTTCTTTAGTTAAAGTATTACCACCTTGGAATGTTAATTCTCTTATCATAAATATTAAAAACATCCTATCAGCATCTTTTATATCTTTATAAGATCCCTTTGTACCATCTGGATGATAATATATAATATTTTTTGATAATAAATCATTCATCTTTTCAGTTATATCAACAAAATTATTATCATCTACCATTGAATACGATTGAATTTCAGATACTTTTGCAGCTCTTATTGATATTTTAGTTCCTGTTTTATAGAAATTTCCAGCTGGAAGAATATCTAAATTAATATTATTATATTCTGATGATGATATATTAATATTTTCTGATTTTTGTTCATTTTTAATTGGTTTTTTATCATCACCTAATATTGATTCAAGATATTTTTCATTCTTCTTCTCTATATTCATTTTATTAGAATTTTGCATTTCTTCATTCATATATTTAATTTATTTTTTATATTATATATTTATAATATGTGGGCACAACAAAATTAATTTGATATTTAAAAGTAAAAAAATAATTGGGATATTTATATTAGTATATATAAAATCTAAAAATTATAATTCGTTGAAAATTTTTTCAATTTTTTCAATCGTTAATTCATCTTTATATATATAATTTTCAGCACCAGATAATATCATATCATTTAATGTATTAAAATCTCTATTAAACGATATACATACTATTTTAGTTTGTCTATATAATTCTCTATTTATTATTTTAGTTGCATATATACCGTTCATTTCTGGTATATTAACATCCATAAATATTATATTATAATTATTTTTTATTGCCTTTTCTATAGCAATTTTACCATTATTTGCACTATCTAATAATAATAACTTATCACCTAATATAGTTTTTATCATGTAACTTAATGTTTCAACAAATGTTAAGTTATCATCAACAACTAATATTTTATAACTATTATATTTCATAATATTATATATTAATTTATAAATTATTAAGATATTAAAATTAAACCCCTCATTTCTAAGGGGTTATAGATGTAAATTTATTATTTTTCTTAACTACTTCGTTATCAACCAGTTAGAAATAGTAGTCCTCCCAAAAATCAGCCACAAAATTAGCGGTAAGTTCTTGAATATCAGCTCCCCCGGCCCATGTTAAATCTTCACCAACATTAAATCCGGTTATTTGTGCATTATGATAAGTAACCCTTCTTATAATAACACCTTCCCTATCATGTTGATATACAATTATAGTTCCTGTCATTGTTGATTTATAATTTGAAGAACCATCTTCATTATTCCAAGCTAAATCATACCAATCTTTTATCATTCTAAATGTGAACATTTGTTTATTATCATTCTGATTTATATTAAAAACTAAATCTAGTCCAGTAACAGATGTTGATTCAGGAAAACCAACAAATATTCTAGTTGAATATTTATATCTTTGTTCAGTTGTTGATAATGTAGGATAAGTTGGTAATTTAGCATTTTTACAATTTTCTAATAATAATAATTTACCATCTGTTCCATGTATTTCAGATAAAACACCAGGTAAAAATATCTCTACTTCAAACAAATTCTTATAAACTGGTTCCCATTTGCTATTATGACTTGTAATGTTTGTAAAATGTGGTAATCCTCCCATATTATTTTTAATTATTTTTTCTTTTAGTATATATTAAATATATTTTATCATTTTTATATACTATATATAAAAAAATAATACTTATTTTTTATCTTTTTGATCTTTCTTATTTTTAGCATCTATAGATGAATATTTAATACCTACCCAATCATCTGGAATTTTATCTGATATACTCATAAAATATTCATTATCAATTGGCTTGTCTTGTCTTTTTAATTTTTTTCTAAAAGTATATTCTAGTGAGTTTAAAATTAAATTAAATTCATCATTGTTAAAAGATTTTTTATTTCCATTTAATAAATTAAATAAATCATTCTCTTGTTCTATAGCATTCTTCTTTTTTCTATATTCTATTTTAGACCATAAATATTTTTTTTCATCATCATTTAATTTAATATTTTCAAATAAATTAAAATCATTAAACATTTTAATATTTTTCATCTTTTATTTTTATTTTTATTTATATATAAAAATTTATAATTACCTGAATTATAAATTCTATAAATTTTTCTTTCTAACATTATATCATGCTCTGTCATATTTTTATCATATCCTTGTTTAACTAAAATATCTTTTCTAAAATCAAATCTATATCTTCTGATATCATCAATAACATAATAATAATTTGGTTTTGTTATACTTAACATATCAAATCCTAATTTGTAGTATAAATACCCACTACTATAACTTCTATCTGCATAACTTATAACTTGTTCTGGTTTATATTTATTTATAAAATATTTAAATAACTTTGATGCTCCTCCAATAACATTGGTATTTAATTTATTACAGAATCTTAACATTTCAAAATTATTAATTGATGATTTTAAATTCATGTTTCTCCTTAACTGGCCAAATGTCATTAAACTAACCAGTTTATTATTATAAAATAAACCAATTTTAATTTTTGAACCAATAAAACCCTGAATATGATTAGAATTTAAAAATTTTCTTATCAAATTATTATCAGTTATTTCTTTTATCTGACATTTTCTTGCAAATATTTTATATTTAGTCTTATTTAATTTATTTAATATCATTGATTTGACTATTTCCTGTTTATAAACCCATTCGTCTTCATAGATATGAATTAATTGAATATTTTTTTCTAAACACATATCAGTTTTTGTTTTATGGTAGTCATTTGGTTTATTTAATTCATTATGCCAATAAACACCGTTAAATTCAAATGCTACTTTTAAGTCAGGTAAATAAACATCTAGTTCATAAGGTGGAATGATATTTTTTGAATTTTCTATTATTTTACCGTTATAATTTTCTTTTATAAAATTTAATAAATCTACTTCTAATTGTGATATATTATTTTTATAAGGTGGATAACACACTGTGCAATACTTATAATTAAATTGTTTTCTACTTTTATATAAAGGGAAAGATATTTCAAAATTATGATCTTTATTGCAATCACATTTCATTATATATTGTTTATTATCTATATCAATATCTAATATTAAATTATTATTTTCTTTTTCCTTTAATCTTTGTGTTAATGATATATTTTTTCTAAATTTTTCAATGTTCATTGCATTAGAAACACCGTATCTATCTAACATTGTATTTTTTAGATTTTTTTGCCATGTATTTTCATCTCTACTATTTAATCGTTTATCAATAATTTTTTTAACTTTATTTGGATTATCTTCACCATACTTATTTATATTTGTATTTTTAATTTTTTCTTTGATTATATCTGATTGTAATGCATGCTTAACTCCATATTTTTCCAACATCGTTTCTTCAAATTTTTTACGCCACTTTTTAACATCAAAATTATCTATTCTTCTCTTCTGTATAATAGAAGATTTTAATGGTACATCAACACCGTAATTTTTCATTAAAGTTTTTTTACTTTTTTCCTTTATATCTTCATTCTGTAATGAACAATTATAACCATACTTATTGTTATTAGTTTTAATAATTTTATCTTTAATTATCTGAGATTCTGCAGGTGTTTTAGTACCAAATTTTTCTAAAGATTTTTGTTTTTTTATTTCTTTAATATTTGGATCAGAACTAATACACTTAATTGAGCAGTAATGTTTATAACCAAATGTAGAATTTTTAAACTTAACGTTATTATCACAATTTGGATTGTTACATTTAGGAGGAATAATATTATGTTTATAACAATAAACTTTTTCTTTAAAAGGTATTGATTCAATATTATTGTTTTTACTATAATCTATTATATTTAAATATAATTCATTATAATTTAATTTTAAATATGATTCTTTTGATAATTTACCAGATGGATCAGGTTGTTCTAACATATTATTCATAAATAAATTGTTTTTTAAAATTTTATCAATATTTTTAAAATCTTTATATGATACTCTAATTAATTTAATATTATTAATTTTACAATATTCATTTTTAATACTATCTCTTTCTATTTGTTTATTTATATCATTATTTTCAAATATTTTTTTATAATGAAATTCACCATCATATTCTATACATAGATTATATAAAGGTAAATAAAAATCAAAATATAATTTATTAATATTATCGCACCCTTCTAAATATTTTTGGGTTTCGTATTTTATATTATTATCAATTAAAAATTTTTCAATTTTAATTTCTCCTTTACTCTTATTGCATTTACTACAACCAAACCCTTGTAAATGACCAGCTGCTCTTTGTTTAAAATCTCCATGAATTGGACATGTTATAATTATATACTTATCACTACCATTATAATTAGAATTATTATATGTATAATAATTATTATGTACTATTTTTGCTTTTTCTATATATTCTGTCGTATTTGATTTTCTTGTTTTACATTCTGGACAACCAAACCCCCTTAAATGTATATTTGGACTTTGTTTAAACTCTCCGTGAACAGGGCATATTATTATACCATTTGTTTTATTATTAACATATTTAAAATTAATATAATCATATTTATAATTATGTATATTATTAGATTTTTTAATAAATTCATAAATATCTTTAGGTTTTGTACCACCACAAACAGGACAACCTCTTCCACTTAAATGATCTGATAATATTTGTTTAAACTCACCGTGAACTGGACATATTATTTTTATTTTATCACTATTTTTATTAAATATTAAATCAGTATATTTATATTTATTGTTATGAATAGAATTTAATCTAACTAAAACATCATCCTTATTTAATCTTTTTTTATCATTTGCACATTTCCTACACCCATAACCTTTCAAATGAGAAGATGGGCATTGTTCAAAATCACCATGAATTGGACAAGTAATTATTACTTTAGTTTTATTATTTATATAGTTAATTTTATCATATTTATAGAAATTATTATGTTTTTCATTTGATAACTTTATAAATTTATTTTTCCTATCCATACTTCACCGATTATTTTATACTTATATATAAAATAATAATTATTGTTTAATAAAAAACCCTACTATTAATAGTAGGGTTTTTAAATGTATGTAGTATTTATTGTTGGAAACCTGATGAACTAATACCACCTGTTTTTTCAATCGTGATATTATTAACAATCCATCCCATTCCTTTAATTATCTCAATATGTGTATCTAATACTCCACCCTGTAAATCTATTATATAATTAGTATTATTTGTTTCGTCACATATATTCTTATAATCATATAATGCATCTATATCAACATATCTTTGACATATCATGTCAGCTCTATACTTTATTTCTGCTCTTATTCCAGGTGTATTGAATTTCCATTGATATCTTAATAACATGTCATATAATTCATTTTCAAGTTCAATTAATACTTCTCTTGAATGTATGTAACTTAAGCTAGATACAGGAAAAACTTCAGCAGTGCTTTCTTCGCTTATTATATAACCAACATTTCTAATAAACATAATTGGATTACATCCCATATCTGATAAATTATCTAAATCATTATCAGTAAAGTCCATTTCTGTTCCTGCTATGTCAGGTATTCTACCCATATTAACACCGGCTACTATTGTATGTGGATATACACCAGAAGCACTAGTAGTGAATTTTCTCATATATGCAGTTGCTACATTTGCTGCAGGTGGAACAAATCTAGTTATATTATCTTCTGTTACTCTAACATATGGGAAGAAATAACCAACTGTTGATCTACCAACACCTTGTCCAAAAGTATATCTGAAATTTGGGTTTTTATCTTCATTTGCACCATTCTTAATATATTCGGTATTTAATGATCCATCATCATTAACAAAACTTGGGTTTATTGATTTTTTAAATTGTTTAGCACTTGGCATATTTATAAAACCAAAACAATTTAGTTTCTTACCACAAAGATCCAAATATTGTTGTTTTGAATTTTGTGTTAATCCTAAACCAAATGAATCAATTAAATATCTCCAACTTATTTTATTCTTATTAACTAAACCATTATACAGTGAAGTATTTTTAGAAATAACATTTAAAATATTATTTTGTCTATTCTCTGTACCATCAGGTATAGAATCTTGATGAATAACAAATGGTTTTAATGCCACACCTTTCAATGTAGTAACATATTGATAAACTGGTGGATAAACAATTGTATATAATCTACTTGAACCATCAATATGTTTAATTGCTATTGGTGCATCAGTATAAATAATTTTAAAATCCGTATTGTCTGGATCATTCTTAACATCTATTATTCTTGTTAATTTTCTATGTACTGTTGTAGTGTCATCTTCGTCATAATATGCTTCTACATACATATTTCTTTTAATTTCAGAATATCTATCTTTATTAATTCTTATAGATACGGTATTTGTTTCATCTTCTATTATTAAATCTTCTATTTCTAATGTTTGTTTCCAATTTCCAATATCAGATGATACTGTTATACCAGCACTACCATTAATAAATTCTTCTATTTTAACAGTTAATATATCATTAGTATTTAGATACATATTTATTTTAATTTTAGTACCTAAATAATCAATATAATCTCCATTTGATATTATACCGTTAAAATAATCTTCATAAAATTTAGAATATTTAGCTACAACATTTACATCACTATCATATTTTGTAACAAATTCATTTGTATTACTACTTAATATAAATTCATCATCGATATAATATAATAAAATATTACCAGAATTTATATAATCAGCAGGTGTATCAACATATATATGAATTTGTGAATTATTAGATGATGTATAAGACAATGAATTAATATCTATTATTTCAGTTTTATTTAATCCATCAGTGTTAATAATAACACCTTTATTTAATTGTAAATTAGTAGATATTTCATTATATATCTTTTGTAATCTCAATTTAAAATATTCATTATTAGATATTGTTGTTCCACTAGTTCCTATAAATTCAATTTTAATATAATCTGTTTCGTCTGTTGCTGTTATACCAATTGTATTTAAATCATTACTTTCAGTGATATAATCAAATGAATGAATATATGTACCACCGCTATTTTGTAGTTCTAATGTTCCAAGTATTATTGTATTATTATTATCAAATGTTATTGATCTATTTATAAATGTTTCGCCTGATAAATTTTCTAAACCATTCATAACATTTAAACCGGTTGAATCTAAATATATAACATCTTTTCTTTGATTTCCAACAGTAACATTACTTATAGTGACACTATTACTCATACTTAGAGCAGACATATCATATTCTACTCCATTTATGATATATGTTCCACTATCAAATGATAATAACATTGTACCAGAATTAAAAATTTCATTTTCTATTCCTGATTGTGTCCAGTTATTCCAATCATTTGTTCTATTACCAAAAGATGTAGTACCAAATGTATTATTAGGAGAATCTAGATGTTTTATAGAATATTCGATATCTTCTTTAATTGATTGATTATATGATAAGAAGTTTATATTACTAACATCAAGTCCAACTAATGTTCCACCAATTAAATCTATATTTTCAGTTAATCCATTTTTGTCTTGTATGATATCTCTATTATATGTACAAAATAATCCAGTTTTATCTGTATTATTATTTATAATATTTTCAATAAACATGTCATTATCATTAATATCTTTAAAATCAGGTATTAAACTAACGTCATATACACCTAATGTTATAACATTTCTTTCATTTACAAAATCTTGAATGTTTTCTGTTATTAAACCATTAGTAGTAAAGTATTTTGACCATGTTGTACTAACGCTTAAATCTTTATAATTTGTCCAGTCACCACTTAATACAAGAACAGTTACCATATAATCTGATATTAAATCATTTGGATGTATAAATTCTGGAACTTTTACATCACCACCATACCATTGTGAAGCAGTAATATCAAACCCTCTTAGTGTCGATTTAAATATAAATGTTGTTATTTTTTTATCACCCATGTTTGTAAGATGAATTAATCTATCATTATCAGGCGTTGGATCATTAACAACATCTAAGAATGATTCTGAATCTCTTTCCCAAAAATCTTGTCTATTGAAAAATCTTTCATAATCAGCTGTTTTTAAGTTTGTAAAATCTGAATTTGGATATAATGCACTTGTAGATACAGATGCGTAATTTAAAATATCTCTATTTGGTAAAGTTCTTAATAAATTAAGTGCCCAAACAGGTCCAGTTTCCAACATTTTTATAACAGTTCTATGAAAGAATGAACCTTTACTTTCTAATTGTCTATCAACAGTACCAAATATTCTTTCAAAATCTATTCTATTATCTATATAGACTGGTCTATTAACAGGTCCTTTTTTAGAAAAACCAGGTACTAAATTTATCAGTACATTTTGTGCTGGTAATTCTATTATTGAATTGTTGATCTCTTCGATATAAATAGCTGATCTTTTGTATTTACCTAAATCTTTTTCTTGTATTGGCATTTTGTTATATTTATTTTTTAAACTTTAATTAACTAATCTATATATAAAATATATTAACTCATTTTTTGATATTTATAAATTAAATTTATATTTATATATATTAAAAATATAATCAATTTTTATATAATTATGGATAAAAAAGAATTAGATAAAATAAATATTTTAACATTTAATTATCTTAGTTTAATTGGATTATATAGTGATGAAAAATTAAATAGTAATAATATAATTATTAAGTATTTCTTTAACTATATTTATAATAAAAACATTGACATTATTGATAATATTGATAATATTGATAATATAAATGATATTATTATTGAATTTTATAGAATTTACAATAAACTAGAAGATATTACAATTAATCAAGACAAAAAATACAAAATGATAATATCACAAATAATAAATGATAATGTCGATTACTATATAGAAGAAATAATTAAACAATATAAAGATAATTTATTTGAACTTATTTTAAATATTGATAATAATAATTTATATCACATAAAAATAAATATCTTAAATGATAAAATGTTAGATTATGCTAAAAATGAAGAGTATGAAAAAGCCAATGATTTAAAAATAGAAATAGAAAGAATAAAAGGGGTTTAATTTAGATTAAACCGTTCAAAAAATATTGTAAAAATCTGACAATATTTAATTTCCTAATTCATCGTGTTTGACAATTCAATACACTCCAAAGGCTTTAAATCGGGCAAACGGTGCCCTACTTTATTTATTTTTAATCCTTCATTTTTAATATTAATTGCGGCGTTTAAATCTCTATCTAACACAGAACCACATTGATTACATATCCATTTTCTATCATTCAATGTTAAATCTTTATTTATATAACCACAGCAACTACAAGTTTTACTTGAAGGAAAAAATCTATCGACAAAAACTAAATCTCTTTCATACCATTCTGATTTATAAGACATTATAGTTTTAAATCTGTTTAATGATAATTCTTGAATTGATTTTGCTAAATTTTTATTTTTCATCATACCTTTCACATTTAAATCTTCCATAACAATTACTTGGTTTTCGTTAATTATTTGGTTAACAATTAAATGTAAATAATTTTCTTTAATGTTATTTAATTTTTCATGATATTTAGCTAATTTAATCCTTGATTTATTTTTATTTTTACTTCCTTTTTGTTTTCTTGATAAATTTTGATTAAGTTTTCTAAGTTTTCTTTCATTGGATCTTTTAATTTTAAGATTTTCATAAGATTGTCCTTCGGACGTAGTTATGAAATCCTTAATTCCTAAATCCAATCCACACACTTGATCTGTTTTCGGTAACGATTTTGATGGTTTAATATCAATTAAGACACTTAAATGATAATTACCTGATTTATTTTTAGTTAGTGTAGCAGATTTAATATTATTTTTATGTTCGTTTAAGTATTTTATATATTTACTAGATGATTTAAATTTAATATTTTTTAATTTTGTAGTTAATGAAATTTTATTATCAGTAAAAATATTTTTCTTAGAAATTGATTCAACTGGAAATCTACAACTTTGTTTAAATTCTTTTCTTGATTTATATTTAGGAAAACCATTTCCTTTAAAAAACCTGTTATAACTATCTAATAAATTAATTATTGATTGTTTTAAAACTTTAGTGTTATGGTTATTTAACCACTGAAAATCAGAGTTTTTAGTTAAATCATTATGAAAATAATAACCTAAATCTTTTAAACCCAGTGATTTATTTTCTTCATTATATGCATTTATTTTAAGATTTAAGCATTTATTATATACAAACCTATAACTACCAAGCAAATCATCTATATAATTTTCTTGACTTTTATTTGGATATAATCTAATTTTTAATGACTTCAACATAATTTATATGCTCATATTTATATTTTTTATAAATTTTTTATAAATTTTTGTAAATTTTTTTGAACTGTTAGATAACCCCTTTTATTATTAATTTGTGTAAATTTTAAATATATTATTATCGTTATCCCATGTTATACCATATGTTTTATCTGGATCATTTCCATTATAATATATCCAATAAATTATTGATTCAATTTTTTTATTATATTTATCTAATATTTTTTGCATATTAGCAGCAGATATTTCATTATTATTTTTAGAATCAACATAAATTATTATATCTTCTAAAAATTTAGTCATGTTCAATTTATTAGTAAATTCATTTGACATCTTTTCCATATTATTTTTAAAATTAAAATCATCATCATCATCATCATCATCATCATCAACTATATAATCATCGTCTTCATCGTCATCATCAACATCTATATAATCACCATCTTTTTCATTATAATCAAAATAATATAATAATGTTTCTTTTAAATCATTAAAATCTCTAAATGTTTGATTATCTACTGTTATTGAACCATCTTCGTGTATCCATACTGATGTTAAATTTTCTGTATCGTAATCATAATATATCATCTCTTTTTCAGGTATAAAATCTTTATAATTTTTACAATATACATTAGCAAGTGATTCTAATATATCATCAACATCTATAAAAATATCCCATAATTCATCATCAGTTAAATCCCCTTGTGTTTTTGGTTTTCTTTTAGGATCTTCTGTCTTAAATGGATTTGGGTTTCTTTTTGTTGGTAATGATTCCCAATCTATTTTAATGCAAGTATTTGCTAGTTTTACTAAATATGTTAAATTTTGTGATTCAAATTCAGTGTGTTCATCAAAATACCCAACAGATAGATTAGTGCATTCTGGTATAATACTCATAAATGTTGCTGAATCTGTATATATACCAGTTGGATCATTTTCAAATTTCATTCCATGTTTTTTAAACTGTATTGATAATTCATTGACAAAATCATTAGAACAACATTGCATCCCCATTTGCCTAGATATAATTGAACCATACCCTCTTCTATCAAAAGCAATACATCTTTTATAACTTTTAAAAATATCTTTATATTTTTTTAATGCATGTGTTGATCCAATTCTACCTACTTCTTCACCAACAAAAAAGTAATATAAACCAGGTATATTATTTTCTATCATATTTAACATTATGACAACACCTGCTTTATCATCTGCTCCTAATAAAGTACCTTCTTTTGCATCATATTCAATAGATTCTCCTTTTTTATTTTTATATGTTCTTTTAATCATATCACCTTTAGTACCAACAAATAGTTGACCTTCAGTTTTCCAAAAATCATGCTGAACTTTTTGTTTTTCAAATGCTGCGGTATCTAAATGCGAACAAAACATTGTTTCGCTATTTTCTCCGATTTTAATAAAAAAATTACCAAATTCATCACTATTTATATTATCGGGTAAGTGTTTTTTTAATTCATCCTCGTCTCCATATGTATATGTATAGTCTGTTAAATCTAAAAATTTTTTAATTATTCTATTCATTTTATTTTATTAGTTATTTTTAATTTATATATAAATTATAAATTATTATATTTATGATATGTTTCTACATATTTATGATTCCATGATTTATCAGGTAAATATTTAGTTTTTTTAAAATATTTATAAATAGGATACCAATCAATATATGGATTAAATCCTGCTTTATCTTCAAAATAGACATTAAAATATGGTTTCTTTTCATAATACCCAAATGAACCATTAGAATCTGATATTTCTGGGTTTTCATTAATATATTTAAAATGTATTTGATCTTTTTTAAATATATCCATATATTTATTTATTTCATCTGGATATGAAGATGTAAAAAGAAACATTACAATATCATCTCTTTTACTTAATAATTGTAATGTTTCTTTAGCGTAAGGATAATAATTTATTTCTTTTATTGTTTTTCTATAATCAGGTTTAGATATAACACCATGTATATCAAGGGCAAAATAAACGGAGTACCATTTTCTTTCTTTAGAATAATTAAACATTTTTATAATCCACTTTAAAATAGATGATTTATAAAAATACCTATAAAAATATATCATATAATTATTTTTTCTATATGGTTAACTTCGATTATATTACCAACCGATGTAAAATGTCCTTTTTGTTCTAAAATATCATCACCCCATTTGATAATTTTATTATCAAGATCATCCATATTATAATACATTAAATATTTTTCTATTTTTTTCTTGAAATTTCTTGCATCATTTAAAATATTAAATTTTTTAAAAGATTTTTTTGTTTTATTATTATTATACTCATAATATAAATATTCAACTTTATAATATACCATAATTTTTATTTTTATTTTTTAATTATATCTACAAATTCTCCTTTTATACCAGGCCAACTTGAATGTACATTGTATTCAGGAAAATCTACACCTAATTCTTCACAATAGAATTTTAAAAATTTTGCACATTCTAATCCATCTTTTGGACATAATCCTAAATCATAATCAAATGATACAAATTTTGGAACTCCTTCTCTTTTTATGATTTCATAAAACTTATCGTAATCCCTAGCGATAAAAAACTCTTCTGTATCATAAATTGATCCATCACCATTATAATTTCTACAATCAGTAGGAACTTTCCAATCATCTAAAAATAAATTATAACTCATAATTTTTACTTATTTTAATTTAAAAATTCTTTTACCAGAACCATTAAATGATTCATTTTCCCATACCATTTCAATAATTACATTATCTTTACCATATTTATCACCATATACATCTCTGTATTTTCTGAAAAAATCCATTTTATCTTCAGATATTGATGGTATCGCAGTATGTATTTTTATTCTAAATAAACCAAATAATAAACGATATATTATTAAATAATCAAATTTCTTTTCCATATCTATTTAATGTTAAACATTTCAATTAATTGCCCATAAGTAACAACCTGTACTCCCAATTTTTGAGCCTTTGACATTTTTGATGTCATTGATGATAAATCATCAGTAACTAAAAAATTACAATCTTTATTTAAACTACCTTGCACAAAACCAAAAGGACTAATAACTTCCATGAAATCAGATTTTGTATTAAATCCAAAATCTTTAGGAGAACCAGTCATTTCAATAATTTTTGTGGATATACCATCTTCCATTTTTTCTTCAACCATATTACCCAACACATTAACATCACGTATTCTTGCGATATTATCAACAATTTCATTAATCTTTGAATGTAATTCAGAATTAGGATTTTCAATTTGTTCACGTATCGAATATTCCATACCAGATGGATTATATTTTCCTGTCATAATATATTTTTCAACCTCTTTACTAATAGTATTGCCAATACCATCAATTTGTAAAGATTCAATAATATTAGATAGTTTAATATTTTTTAATGATAATATTGATTCCATCATTTTATCTAGTGATCTACCATCTTTAAATACGCCACTATTAATATAATCTTCTTTGGTAAAAGTCAATAAGTCAACAATATTTCTAACACCAGCTTCATATAATTTGGTATAAACAGCTGGACCAATTCCTGATATTTCAAAAGATGACATACCTTTTTGGAATTTTTTAAGAGAAACACCAATACAATCTTTATTTGGACAAATTAATTTTAACTTTCCATTTTTTCCTTCTATAATCGATAATTTATGATCACATTCTGGACAATTTGTTGGAATAAATTTTATCATAATTTTATTATTTAGAATGCAAATATACAAAAAATATTTTATTATACAAAAAATCCCGATTAATAATCGGGATTTATTTTCAAATAAATAATTCATCAATATCGATTTCCTGATAATTCATCTGATTAAAAACAGAATCCATATAAAAAAATATCTGTTCTCTTATATTATCATCATATATTTCAGGATTATGTATACTAATATCTTCTATTCCGTTTTTTAATTTTTTAACAATTTTATCTCTCTTAGTTCTTTTTAGTGTTAAATCAACACAATTTTTAATCAAATTTGTTAATGTTTCATTGGCGTCATTATTAGACATCCCATAAATTTTAACATCATTTTTTTTAATAGATAAATTCTTTTTCATAATTCAAAATTAATTTTTATTTTATTAAATAGTTGGTATGTATTTTCTTTTTTAAAATAGATTTTAATTTACTACTTATAATTTTTCTCTTTAATGGATTTATTTTATCTATAAAAAGAACACCCTTTAAATGATCATATTCATGTTGTATTATTCTGGCAATATCACCCGAATAATGATCAACCTTATTATTAAAATCAATGTCTTGATATTCAATTTTTATACTCAATGATCTAGATACATCATCATATAAAGATGGGAAACTTAAACATCCTTCTTTTGAAATTTGTTTATCATCACTATATTCAATTATATTAGGATTTATAAAAACTTTACTGATAAAATCATCATTATACTCATAATTAACTATAAATATATTTAATGGTATATTAACTTGATTTGCTGATAACCCTACTCCACCTGTGTTTTTAAGTGTATCAAACATATCATTAATAAGAATAATTATATTTTCTGTTATTTCTTTAACATTATTACATTTCTTCCTTAAAATAGGATCACCATATGTTACAATTGGTAATATCATAATAATTATATTTTAAAAAAAATTAAAAGTTTAAGAACCTGAACCTTTAGTTCTCCAGTCACTTATTTCTTTTTCATTTAAATATTCTCTAACTGCGCTTTTTATAGTTAATAGTACAAATTTAATATTAGGATTTTTAATTTTTGCATTATTAAAAAAAGGCACAAATAAATTTAAAGCATTTTGTTTTTCTTCTCCTCTTTTTGGTATCATATAAGATTCACCGATTGCAATAATATCCTTATTCCATACTCTTTGAACCGTTATAAATTCATTTGGTTTTCTATTTTCTAAATTTTCCCATTTAATATGACTTTCACTTATTATGCCTTTGTTTTTTAAAAATAATAATATGTCATTATGAATAACATCACTCATACTATCAGATATATACAAATCACCATTTTTAGTAATTACGCATCTTACACCGTATTCTATATTATCTAGATTAGATGGGTTTTTTATTATACTAGTTTTCCCGATAGTACCTATAATATTATCTTTTTTTAATTTAGATTTGTTATATGTTTTTTCAAAATCTTCAAACTCATCTGATATATTATGTTTTCTTTTAAGATATTTATCACCTACACCTTCTTCTATTTTATTTAGAAAATCATTAAATTTTAATATATTTGACATAATATAAATATTATTTTTATTTATATATTAATTTTTACATATTGATAAATTTATCAAAATCATTTAAAATTTTATCAGATGTATTAAATAAAGCATATTCTCTAAAATCACCAATATATTTCTTAAAATTGTTAATTGTATTTCCCAATTCTTTACCTTTTAATTGTGGATATTTACTCATAATAATTCTACCATTAAATTTATCTGATATTATTTTATTTTCTTTTTCCTTTATTTCGTTTTCTTTAATATTATTTTTAATATCACTAATATCTTTTATTGGTTTGCATTCTAATTCACTACCACCATAATCTGCAGTTGAAAATTTTTCTAGGTATTTAAAATATTTATGATTTATAAGATTTTTCTGTATGTTTAATCTCATTTCATCTATATGTTTATATCGCATATGATTTTGAATAACATACTCTATAATATTTATATCACCTCCCATTTTTTTAATCCAGTTAGAATATTTATTTAATATTTTAACTGATATATCTTCGTGACCAGGTGCTGACCAAGATTGTTTCTTATCATCAAAGTAGGTAGTATAAGTTTTTCCTAAATCATGAAAAAACCCAGATAGTGTTAAATTTATATCATTATAACAATTATGTAATCTATTTGTCACTAGTTGTATATGAATATAAGTATTTCCTTCTGGATGCCAATATGGATTTTGTTCTATTTTTTTAGTTTTGTCAATTTCTTCTTTTAATAAAGAAGGTGCATTATCATATAACAATTTAAATTGATCGATATATACACCTTCATTAATATATTTTATAAATTTTGTTATCATTAATTATAGTTAATAGATTTTTCGTCAATATATAAATTATGACTAAATGATAATATAGATTTTAATCTTTTTTTATTTTTCTTCAATGAATCTATATTTTTAATTTTTATTTTTATATCATTTTTCTTTAATGTTATAGAACCATCAGAATGAACAATTGCAATAAAATTTAAAGTTTCCTCTAAATCATTCTTATCATAAAAAATCATTTCTTTTTCTGGTTTGAAAAAATTATCATTAGCACATAAAAATTTAACTTCTTCATATATTATATCATATACTTCATCAAAAATATTAAATAATTTATACATTGGTAAATCTGTTACTTTTTGTACATATTCTGGTTCAGTTGAATCAAAATTTTCTGGTTCTCTAACAACAGGTAATGATTCCCAATTTATTTTAGTACAAACATTACATAATTCTAAAAGATAATCTAAATCTTGTTCTTCTGTTACTTTATGTTCATTAAAATATCCAACTGATAAATTTGTACATTCTGGTATAATCGCCATAAAATATGCAGAATCAGTTCTTACTCCATATGGATCAGCTTTAAATTCCATTCCATTCTTTTTGAATTCTTCTGATAAACCATTTACAAAATCATTAGAACAACACCATTTTCCAACTTGTCTATTTATAATAGAGCCATAACCTCTTCTATCAAACGATATACATCTATCATAATTAGATAACATATTAAACATATACTTAGCTAACAATCTAGATCCTGCTCCACCTGTCTCTTCACCAATTAAAAAATAGTAAAGACCTGGTACATTATTATCTATCATATTTAACATAATAGTTACACCTGCTTTATCATCAGCTCCCAATATTGTATTACCATCAGTTTTTACAAATCTATGTCCATCCTTTTCATAAATTTCATAATTTACTTTAAGTTTTTGTTTCCCAACTGTATCTAAATGACTAGTAAATAAAGTTTTTGATTCTCCAATTTTTATATAATAATTACCAAATTGATCTTTTTTTAAATTACTAGGTAATATATTTTCTTTTACATAATCCTCATAACCATAAATATAAGTATACTCAATTAATTTTAAAAATGTTTGTTCAATTTCTTTTTTATTCATAATATTCTCTTTTTATTTTTTTAGGTTTATAATTTGGTATATATCTATTCTTAACATCTAAACTAATTTTACTTAAAATGTATTCATTATTTAATATCTTATTAATTATATTTATATATTTATTTTTATTTTCAAATAATATAAAAATCATTTCATTTACATTATCAATATTTTCAAACTTAAAATATTTATGATTTAATAATAAATCGATAAAATATGGATTTTTAATATTATTAATTACATAATTTAAACATTTATTTTTAAACATAGATGGATTTTTATCAATTTTTAATAATTTTTCAAAATAATAAATATCATTAAATTGAATTGTTAATAATAAATTATTATTAATTGACTCATCACTTAATTCGTTTTTATATTTATCAATAAAAAAATCAAAAATTTGTTTATGATTTCTATTAATACAAGAATATAATAAATTATCATTATATTTAATATTTTTAATTTTTTTATAAATTATTTTAATAATATCTAATTTATTAATATTTATAATTTTTATTAATATTCTTCTTAATGTATCTTCATGTAATTTTACTTTTAAATTATTTATAAAATATATTATTAATTCAAAATCATTATAAAAACATGATTCTATAACCAAGTCATCAAGATAAACTGACATTATAGAATGTATATAATCAGTATTATATAATCTATAAATTTCATCTTTATACTCGATTTTTTTTCTACCATGCCTATTATAAGCTGATATTAAACTTTTAATAATTGTTATTTTTACATTTTCTGATTTTTCTATAAAATATTTTGATATTTTATGATACATTTTCAAATTATCATAATTATAAATAGATTTTTTTAATAGATATGTATCATACTCATTTAAATCAGTATTTTCTAAAATATAATCTAATATCTCAGTTCTAACTAATTTCCTTGAAAAAATATAATCAATAGAATCTATTTTAAAACTATACTTCTTATAATCATCTTTAATAAAATTAATAGTAGATATGAATAATTTTACATTATTTTTAATGATACATTTGCGCAATAAATCACCATACTTATTAACATTAAATAAATATGGTTTATATAAAATTAATCTTAACCAGCGAAAAATCATATTATTGTTTTTAATTCACAAAGATATTAAAAAATTTTTATAATACAAAATTATGATATTAAATTTCTTTTATAATAATCAAATATTTGTTTAACTTCATTTTTATATTTATGTGGATATGCAATAGAATCATGTATAGTAAATATAACTATATCATCATAACTATTATAAATGTGATTTACAACCTTCTTAAATATAAAATCACTTTCTAGTAATTGAAGATCATGACTTAATGTTTTATAACTATCACTGACTGATTTATAATCTTTTATAAAATTAAATACATTAGGAAATAATGAATAGAACATTTTATTTTCTTTTTTAGCATCTCCATTTTGCCCGAATAATACTTTATACATCATGATCTTTGCATCTTCTCTATATGTAAGCCCTAACTTATTTACTAATTCTTCGTATATCAATCCATTTTGTACAAGTTCTATATATCTACTAACATCTTTTTTTATTAAATTTTTAATATCCATTTGTTCTTTCATAAGAACTGTTAAAAATAATGGTTGAGAATTATTTAAATCTATTTCTTCAATAATATCATTATCAATTGATAAAAAATTTTGTCTTATATGTTTTCTTAAAACAGTGAAATTAGTATGCATTCTACCATATTCATCGAATTTAAAAAAAATGTTACCATATGAAATATTTTCAATACTAATATAATTTTTCATATATTTTGTATATGATATTTCTTTATTATTTTTTAAATTATCAATATATTTAATTGATGAATTACCATCTATTTTTATTTTATATAAATCATCAACCAATCTTCTTCTTATATTTACAGGTATAGGACTATTATTTAATTCTAAAAATGATTTTTGTAAAAATTCCTTAGATGTCTTTTTTAGGATAAATCGATCATCTATTCTACATTTTTTAACATTTAAAATATTATTAGTGTTTAATTTATATGTTCTAGATTTTTTATTCGCATAATAATCTGATACTAAATAAATAAAATCATTTTCAACTAAATAATCAATATAATAATTATATTTAGCCCCATAATTCTTTCTTAGTATACTGGACCACATATTAAAATGTATTTCTTTATCTATCAAATCTTCTTTATGAAAATAATATTTCATCATTATCTCATTTATAATATTGATAAGATAATCAGTCTTTAAATTATTATTTTTATATAAAATCTTCTTTTCTTTTGTTAAGTATAAATATTTTTCCGGTATAAATTGGTATAAAAACGATTTACTCATTATAATAAAATATATTTTTATTATTTATACATCATTTTATTGTATTGTTTTAATTTTTTAAAAATAAAAAATGATTAACTTAATAATCAATCATTTCAAAAAACGTGCAGAATTATGATATAATATATTCTATTATTTTATTTTTTATCTTTTTTTATTTTCTTATTTTTTATTTAAGCACCGAAATCTAAATCTAAAGTATCTTCGTCCCAATCGTCATCAAATGATTTAATTTCTTTCATGTCAAATCCATCTATTTTAATTTTAGGTCTGAAGTGTCCATCTCCATCAAAATATGCTTTAAATGATCTACCAGCTCCAACATTACCACACCACTCCATGAAACTAAACATTTTTAAAAAATCTTTTGCTGTTGAATCATCGATATTAGATATTGAAACATTTATGATTATATTACCATTTTTATCTTTTAAAGTTTCTAAATTTATATCGTTATCCTTTTTTTCATTTAATTGATTAAATCTTTTAATTTTCATTTTCATTTATTATTTTTTTAATATATTCTTTATATGATAATGTATCATCCATTAAATCAGGAGATAAATAATTTTTATCCAATTCTTCTTCTATTATTTTTAATTGATTTTCATCAGGTTGTATTAAATTTGATTTATATTTAACTTTTTTGATTTTTTCTATATTTAAATAACTTAAATATTTTATTTTATCAAAAGTTCTTAAATCACCTATATAATATAAATCGTCATATGATTTAATATATACTCCATATTTATATTGTTTAAATTGTGATAAATCATATGGTTCATTATCTATTAATATTTCATAATTCAAATTAATTATAGATTCATTTACAAATTGATTAAATCTTTTAATTTTCATAATCTAATTTTGTTTTTTATTATATATAAAATAAAACAAATTATTTTTAATGTTAACATACGAAAAATTTATAGAAAATTATGATATTGTTGTTACTATACCAACAACTATTAAATGGGAAGATTATGAAAAGGAATTAATTGATGCACAACAAAATAATTATGTATTAAATTTTAAAGTTAATTCATTTCCTAAACATACCAAAAAGGGAAATAAGTGTTATTTAGTTCATGATAATTATATGGTAGGTTGGTTAGAAATAGTTGGTTTTGAAGAAAAAGAATTTACCTGCCAAACGACAGGTAAAAAATGGAAAGGTAAATTTATATTAAGAAGTCCAAAGTTTAATAAGATTGAACCAATATATATGAAGGGGTTTAGAGGATTTAAGTATTTGAAATAATTTGAAATAATTTTGATATTTTATATAATCTACTTTTTTGTAATTTATATTTACTTTTATATTCCCTTATACCTCTAATTTTACAACTATTATTTTTATCAATAATAAATTTCTTTTTTTGTAAAAAGAAACCATTTATACCATATTCTATTTCATAAGGTAGTTCTAACCAATCAAATTGTTTTTTTATTTCTTTTGTTAGAAAATCTAAATATATTACATCAGTATCTACATAAATAATATTATCAATATAATCGTTTTTAAATGTAACTAATGGGTTATGAATGTATTCGCATATTAGTCGATGTTTATCTACATAAAAATTAGAAAATTTAGGATTTGATAATGCACCATAAGTATAATTTATTAAATATTTAAATAATAATTTACTAACATCTTTTATATCTTTATGATTTTTGATTTCTTTTATATTTTTAACCATAAACGAATAAATAATAGCAAATTCATCAATATTAAATTTTAATTTACCTTTTTCATATAATTTAACTATGATATTAGGGTATAATGCATTAAATGAGATTTTACATATATTTGTATGCCAATAATTTCTTAATTTATCATTAATTAATGTTGTACCGTATGAACGAACATCTGATATTATAATATCTTTTATTTCATATGATTCAAAAAAATAATTGATAAATGTTAAAAATACATTATTGAAATCTTTAATAGAAAATCTATTTAAAGAATTTAAAGTAAATTGTTCATTAGTAAATTTTTGTTGATTTAATAGATATACGATGTTATCTATATTGATAGGATTTTTTGTTTTCATAGAATTTATCTTTTTTTAGTTTGAAGTTATCTCAATTTATTATAGTATAGAAAACAAAAAAGTTTATATCAAGAAAAAGGAGCGGTCGAATTTCCGCTCCCATGTTTCTAATTAGATTTTTAGAATACCTCCTTTCACAATTAACCAGTTTTAACCCAAAATACAATCATAAATCTAAAATTCCTGGTCGTGAGTCAGGAGGTTTTCCACTTTGTTCTTTTTTCCACTATAACCATATTGATTTACATTATTTTTTGGGTAATATAAAAACGATTACAATATTATATATTTAATATAAAATATGAAAAAAATCCAAATTATATTGATATTATTGGTTTTCAGTATATAAAAATATACATTTATTTTTTTAATATATAATGAAAAATAAAGACAAAAGAAATGAGAAAGTATATAAACACATTTAAAGAATTCAATTTGAAAGAAAATAATGACTTTTCATTAAATAAGATAATGTGAAAAGTTATACTTGGGTAAGTGGCGGTAAAGAACATAATATAAAATATAATTTAAGTTATGATGTATTTAGAGGAATCTATACCGCAAATCTAATAGGTGGTGAATTTGACAACACTTATGGAGAAGGGGAAACAGAAGAAGGAGCAGTAAGGAGTTTGAAGATTAGATTAATTCAACTAAGAAATAAAAAAAAATAAAAAATAATAAAGAATAATAAAAATGAATAGAATATTATTATTTGAAGAATTTAAAGAACAAACATTAATAAAAAATATAGAAGTATATAATAAATTTTTATCAATATATAAAGGATATAGAAGTTCATCTGTTGCATGGGAAGCTGATAATTCTCAAATTAAAAATTTTGAATTAGTTTCTAATCATATTAAATCAGGTGATTCATTATTAGATTTCGGATGTGGAATGGGTGATTTTATATTACATTTAGATAATCAAAATATTCAATTATCTGATTATTTAGGTGTAGATATAAATAAAAATTATATATCAATTGCTAAAGATACATATAAAAATTATGATTTTAAATTAATAAAAGATGCTAATGAAATTAATAAAAAATTTGATATTGTTTGTGCAATTGGAGTTTTTACATGGTATATAGATAAAGATGAATTTATTGAAACTATAAATAAATTACATGATTTATGTAATAAAAAAGTTTTATTAACTTTTTTATATGGAAAAAATGTTAAAATAGATGATTATTATTGGGAATCTGAATATAGAGTATACAACGAACAAATGTTTTATGATTTATTCCCACATTTAAATTTGAAATTTGAAATTATTAATAATGATACAATGTTAGTTATTATAACAAAATAAAAAATAAAAATAAAACATGAACAATATTAAAAAATGGAAACAATTTAACGAAGAAGTAGAAAAATATCATCTTTTAAATGAAGAGAGTTTACCTCCTAATAAAGACCATCAATATTTTATTGATATTTTTAAAAAATTAGGTTATAATATTATAAAAAATATTTCTGGTGGGCATTACGGATATTGTTATTTAACAGATAAGAATACAGTTCTTAAATATACATCAGATAAATTTAATGCAGCCGCAGCATATATATTAAAGGGAAAAAAATTAGAATATTTAGTAGATTGTTATAATTCATATATAATTAATCATAACGATCATACTTTTTATATAATTGAAATGGAATATTTAGATACAAAAAAAGTTAATTTAAATAAATTAAATGATGCATTTAAAAAATTTAATTATAAAATGTCATATTTTAATACAATACACCCAAATTCATATGTAAGAGATTTTTTAAAAATACTAAAAGAAGCAGATAAATATGGTATAAGAGTAGATTTACGTAATCCAGGAAATTTCACTATTAAAAATAATCATTTATGTGCGATAGATTTAGGGTACATTAGTCATAAAACTGTGGATAAGATAGAAATTATTAATATATAAATTTTTAACAAATTAAAATATTTGGTTTTTTAAAAAAATTATTATTATCTTTGTTAATTCAAAAATAATTAAAAATGTTAAATTTCGATTATATATTTGTGTGTGGTGATATTCATGGAGAATTAGATGTTATTCCAAATTTTTTTAAAGCTAATGATTTAAAAAACTGTGCAATTATTGTTGCAGGTGATTTTGGTGTTGGGTTTGATGATGTCATTAAAGAAGATAGAAGAATGAATCATTTTAATAACAGATTAAAAAAATACAACAGCATCGTATTTGTTGTTCGTGGAAATCATGATGATCCTAATTATTTTAATGGTGAATTAGATATTAACAAAGAACATGTTAAATTTGTTAATGATTATGATGTATTAGATATAAATGGTTGGAATATTTTATGTGTTGGTGGTGCAACAAGTATCGATAGAACAAATCGTAAAAGATATATTCTAGGAAAAGGTAGAGATTGGTGGAAAGATGAAATATTCGTTTATGATGAAAATAAAGCTAACAATTTAAAAGATATCGATTTTGTTGTTACTCATACTGCTCCTCACTTTGCATATCCTTATGTTAAAATAGGATTAGATTACTGGATAAACAGAGATATTCATTTATTTGGTGATTTGGAAAAAGAAAGAAGTGAAGTAACTAAACTTTATGAACATTTAATTATAAATGGTAATAAAATTCTAAGATGGTATTATGGTCATTTTCATATGAGCAAAACATTTCCATATGATAATACTATCTTTACTTGTTTGGATATTAATGAAATGAAAGAATTATTTCCTTTAAATAATAAAAATTATGATTAATAAAATAAAAGAGGATATTAAAAAACTAGAAAAAGAACTGAAGAGTAATAAAAGAAAATTAATATCATCTATACTTATGGTATTTTTTCTAATAATTATGTTATTAACTGGTGGTAATAGTATTATTTTTAGATTCTTTATGACCATAGTTCTTTTAGTTTATATTGTTGGTGCATTTTATTTTTCAAAAACTATTTTTGACATATCGGGTGAATTATCTCATAATAAAGAAATATTATATGAATATGAATTAAATGAAATGAAAAAAAGATACTATAATTATTATAATAGTTATAGAGAGTTTTTCACAAGAGATTCAACATATGGGCATAATTATTATGGTGATAGTTATAGAAAAGTAAATAAACCAATAATTGATCAAAATGTTAAAAATAGTTATCAATTAATGGGATTAGAAATTAATGATAATATTGTTAAAATTAAAAATAGATATAGAGAGTTAGTTAAAAAATGGCACCCTGATGTATTTTCAAATGACACTAAAGAAAATCAAGAAATATCTAAAAGAAATATGCAGAAATTGAATAATGCTTACAATATCATAAAAAAACATAAAGGTATAAAATAAAAAAAAGGAAGATTTAATCTTCCTTTTTTTTATAATCTAATACTTTTTTAATGGCTTCATCTAATGTTATATCACCATTTTTAAGTTTTGTATCTAATTCTTTTTTAATATCACCTATTAATCTACAAGGTTGTATATCTAATAAATCCATAATCATATTACCTGTTAATGGAGACCTCCATTTAGCATCTTCGTCTTTTTGTCTTATCTCTAATATTCTATTTTTTATTATATTTAAATTACTAATTATTCTATTTCTTTTATCATCAAATTTTGTTGTTATATCACATTTACAAAATTCAATTAAATCAAATATGATATCTTGTCCTACTTCTTTATCTAATCTTCTTATAGCTGATTCTGACACATCCCTATGGATTTTAACTCTACCATGATAGTAAATCATCCTATAAACATAATCTCTTAAATATTCATCGTTTATATTCAATCTATTGAATATTTTTATTGTCATTTCAGCTCCAACTGATTCGTGGTTATAAAATGTCCATTTACCATTATTATTATTCTTTGTTTTTGGTTTGCCTATATCGTGGAATAGTGCCACCAATTTCATTTTATGATCATTGGTAATATCTGATACATTTTTTAAAACTTGTAAAGTATGATAAAAGTTATTTTTATATCCCTTTGTATTATCATCTAAATCAATCAATTCTGGTAAAATGTGAACAAGTTCACCATTATTATATAATTCTAATAGGTGAACTTGTACATTTTCTTTTTTTATTAAATCTAATAAATCCATTACTTTACTAGTGTTTTTTCTTTTTGTTCATTATACCATTTATCAAAATCAAAATCATTTATACTTTTAGATAAATCATTTTCTGTTATTGGTTTACTAATAGATTTATTATTATTTGTAGTAGTACTATTTCTACTATAAAAATATTCATCACTGTCCCAATAATTATTAAATCCATGTCCATAATATCCATTATGATACCCACCATAATTATACCTATTAGTATTATATGTAGATTTTTTACCTTTATATGCTATATTATCACACTTTCTTTCAATTGGTAGTGTTTCCCAATCTATTTTGGTACAAACTATAGATAAAAGTTCAAGAAATTCAATATCTTGTTTTTCTGATGTAGTATGTTCACTGAAATATCCACAAGATATATTTGTACATTCATCTATAATATCCATAAATTCTGCAGAATCAGTATAAACACCTGTATTATCAGGTTTAAACCAAAAACCATATTCATTTAATCTATTAGATAATTCATTAGCAAATGTATCAGATGCACAATCACCACCCATTTGAGATGTGATAATAGAATCATAACCTTTTCTATCAAACGATATACATTTTTTAATTTCTGGTATACCTACCTTTTCTAAAAATTTATCAAAAACTCTTGATTGTGAACTAGAACCAATACATCCACTTTCTTCACCAATGAAAAAATAATATAAACCTGGAACATTTTCACTAATCATATTAAGCATAATAGTTACACCAGCTTTATCATCAGCACCTAAATTTGATTCACCGTCAGTTTTTATAAAATCACCATCAAATACATGAGTAATAGATTTATCATCAACTTTTTTGTTTTGTTCTCTTTTCTTTTCTTTTTCTGGATCAATTATATCCCATTGTTTTGTATCTATATTCCATTTTCTATTTGAATAATCAATACTACTATATGAATATGATCCTATATCAATTGTATCTAAGTGACTTGTAAACATTGTATTTGAAAATGTACCATCTGTTTTTTTAACTATTATATAATAGTTACCAACATCATCTTTTTCAAATGTAAATTCAGGTAACATTTCAATTACCTCGTTTTCAGTTCTGTAAGGGTGCCGTTTACTGGTTAGTTTTAAAAATGTACTTTTAATATCTATCATTTTATTATAATTTACAATTAATTCACAAAAGTAATAATAAAAAATATAATATCCAAATTTTTCATATAAAAAATATGATATTATAGATTAATTAAAATTTTTACAAAAATAATAAAAATATACAAAAAATAAAAATAATATTTTATATATAATAAAAATGGTGTTAAAAAATTAATATATAATTTAACATTAAAATATTTTGTATTTAAAAAAAATAATATACTTTTGCAATGAAAAAATTACAAAGTTTTCAAGATTACTTAACCGATAAAATTTTAGAGAATATGAATCTTAAAATTAAAGAATTGGAGTTAATACTATCTCCAAAAATGATTAAAATGTTAAAACAGATGAATCATAAAATCGCAGATGAACTATTAGAATTACATATAGATAGTGAACCAAAATTTAAAATAACATTTGTTGATTTAGGTTCAGAATCAGATATGGTTTCTTTTATACAGGCAAACAAGGTTCCTGAGTTAATAGAACCAGATTTAGTACACGGTCATTATATAAGAGATGTAAATACAACTGATAAAGAATTTAAAGGGGGTTATTATGATTATATACCTAGTTATAAGAATCCTTGGATTACTGATGATGAACAAATGATAGATTTATTTGATCCTCAATTTAAATCAAAAGAACATCCAGTTTGGACAAAATTTAGATCTGAAATTAAAATAGGTAGATTTATTAATAGAATATTTGGTAATAAATTTCCAGCAAATGTTAAAAGAACAGATGCTGTTAAGAAAGAAAAACCAGATGATGTTGAATCATTTGTAAATATGTTCATTGCAACAGTAGAAGAAAACTCTAAAAAATTTATAATAGTTAAAGGGGAGGATATTAGACATTGGTATGATTGTCAAAATTATTTTAAAAGTACAGGAACTTTAGGTGGATCATGTATGAAATATTCAGAAAAATCTAAATATTTTGATCTATATTGTAATAATGATAATAAAGTTCAAATGTTAATACTATTTCCAGAAGATATAAGAGATAAAATTATCGGTAGAGCATTAGTTTGGAAACTAGATGAACCAGAAGGTAGATATTTTATGGATAGAATTTATACTGCAAATGATTCTGATGAATATATGTTTATTGAATATGCAAAAAGAAAAGGTTGGTTATATAAGAGTTCACAATCAATGGGATATGATGTTAAAATTTATGATCCTGAAAATGATACAGTATCTAAAATAGATATGTTGGTTAAATTACAACCACAAAAATATGGTAGATATCCATATTTAGATACAATGTCATTTTATAATCAAGTAACAGGTGAAATAACTAATGATAATGATTATGCTCAAAAATATAACATTGAAAATAGAGATAAAAATAACGATGATGATAGATTTATTAGGTTAACAAGTGATGGTGGTGGATATGGTAGTGTTTAAAATTATTAGATTTTAAAAAAAATAAGAGATTAAATGAAATTAATAACCAGTTATAATGATTATATAGTAGAAAAAATGTTAGTAGAATCAATAAGAGAAATGAAATTTGTTTTATCTGATAGATTAATTGATATATTAAAATCAATATACAGTGATATATCAGATAAACTATTAAAATCACATAATGATTTAGATTTTAAGACTAAACATACATTTATAGATATTAAAGATGGTACAGATGATTCAATATCATTTATATTGGCTAATAAAGCTGGTGATTTATTGGAAATTGATGATGAAGAAGAACTTGATTCTAATATAGAATTTAAAAAGAAATTAAGAGATGAAATAAAAATAGATAATCCTTTATACAAAAGATATAGAGGTTCTATGAAAATAGGAAGATTTATAAATACCTTATTTCCAGGTGAGTTTCAATCATCATCAAGATATAAACAATATAAAATTAATGATGTTGAGTCATTTGTTAATATGTATAAAGTAATGTCTAATAAGGAAGAAAAATTTAAAATGTTTGATTTAGTAAGTGGAACAGATATTGCAAAATGGTATTATTGTGATAATTATTTAGACAGAAATAATGGATCATTAGGTGGTTCTTGTATGTCAAGACACGGTGAATCATATTTTACACTTTATACTAATAATGATGATAAAGTACAATTATTAATATACTACTCAGATGAAACAAAAACAAAAATAAAAGGTAGATCATTAGTATGGAAATTAGATGAACCTAATGATAGATTTTATATGGATAGAATATATACAAATGACTATTCAGATGAAAAAATATTTATAGAATACGCTAAATCAAAAGATTGGTTATTTAGATCAATACAAGGCTATCAACAAAGTGGAGAAATTGCTGATCCTAGAACTGAAATAAATTCAAATATTATACTAAAAGTATATTTAAAACCAGAACATCACAATAAATATCCATATTTAGATACATTGGTTTATCATAATCCTGATACTGGATTGTTAAGTAATAGAGAGACAGGATGTAAATATTTATTAACTAGTACAGGTGGTGATTATGATTATCTAGATGATGATTATGATACTGTTTATAGTGATTATCATGGCGATGATATAATGAGAAGAGATGCAGTATATTGTGAATTAGGAGAAGATTGGGTATTAAGATATGAAGCATTAAGAGTTTATAATACTGGTTTAGGTAGTGAAGTATATGCAATACCTGGTTATCAAGGTATTGTACATTCTGTAATAAGTAATAAGATAGATAAATATTTCCCAGAAGAAAAATGTATATGGTCAGATTATCATAATACTTGGATATTTAAAACAAGTGCAAGAAAAGTATATTTAGATAAAAATAAAACAAGTAGTATTTTAGATCATAAAGTAAATGAAAATGAAACATTTGCTAAAGTGGGAGAAGAATACTATGATATAGGACTAGTGACAAAAGACAGTAATAATAATTGGAAATTAAAGGACTAATATTTTAGTCCTTTTTTAATTTTATTTAATTGGAAATTAATATCATCCTTGTATGTTATTCTAATTAATTCAATATTGTTATTTGAGCAATATTCATTTTTTATTTTATCTTTTGTTTTTTGTTCATTTAATCTTTTATCACCACCAAAAACTTTTAAAGATTTAAAATGTTGAATACCATCATATTCAATACAAATATTATAATCTGTTAAATAAAAATCGAAAGGTAATGGTAGTTTATATTTACAATCTTTGAATCTTTTTTGATTGATATATTTTATATTATTATCTTCTAAAAATATTCTTATTTTTCTTTCTCCTATAGATTCTTTACATTTCGGACAACCACTTTTTTTGCTTATATGATTATTTGGTGTTACGTTAAAATCACCGTGTATTGGACAAGTTACTATCATTTTTGTTGAATTATTAATATAAATTGATTTATTATAAGAATAAAAATTATTATGAACATCATTTGATTTTTTTATAATATCATTTAAATTATTTTTTAATTTACCACTACATTTAATGCAACCGTGCCCTTTTAAATGGTCATCTGGTCTTTGTTCAAAAACACCGTGTTTTGGACAAATTATTTTAACTTTAGTTTTATTATTAATGTAATTAACTAAAGAATAGTTATAATAATTATTATGTTTAATATTTGATAATCTTTTAAATTCTTTTTCAGATTTCTTTGTATCTTGACATTTTGGACATTTTTGACCATTTAAATGAGCATATGGTCTTTGTTCAAAAACACCATGAATAGGACAAATTATTTTAACCTTAGTTTTATTATTTATATAATTAACCATAGAATAATCATAATAATTATTATGAATAATTAATGATTTATTTATAAATTTATCATTATTATATCTTAATTTATCGATATGACATGATGGACAACCATTACCTTTTAAATGAGCATATGGTCTTTGTTCAAACATACCATGTACAGGACAAATTATTTTTACTTTAATATGTGAATTTTTATAATTAACTAAAGAATAATCATAATAATTATTATGAATTAATATTGATTTTTTTATAAAATCTTCATTTGTAATAATTCTTTTTAAGATACTACATTTTGGGCATTTTGATCCTCTAATATGATGTGATGGTAATTGTTCAAAAACGCCGTGAATTGGACATATAATTTTAATTTTTGTGTTATTATTAATATAATCAATTAAAGAGTAGTCATAATAATTATTATGAACTTTATTACAACATTTTTTTAATTGATCAATTGTTCTTTTTTTACTCATATTTATATATATAAAAAAAACCGAAGTTTTAAAACTTCGGTTTTTCCTTTATTCGTCAATTTTAGGTACATGTTCTAAAATTGCATTGTAGAATTTTTCAAATCTTTCATCTGATAAAAATTCTTCTACAACATCATTATCATCATCATTTACTTTCATATATTTGTAGTCATCATCTAATATTTTTAGAATAAAAGACACTGCCTCGTCATCTGAAATAGAAAGAATGAATTTTTTAACATTTTCTCTTTGATAATCTTTTAATCCCATTATATTCATTTGTTTTAATGAATTTAATAGTTCAGATTTTTTATCTCTGTTTAGAGATTCGATTTGTTCTTTTAGTTCATCATACCTTTCTAGTAAGTCTTTTATACCAAATTTCAAGCTCTCATCTAAGTATCTAATGAATCTAGAATTTGCACCAGTTCCAACATAACCTGCTCCCAATTCTCTAACATCATCGATAAAATCTCTGATACTAGATTCCATTCCGTAATTTCTAACGATATAATCGCTTAAAAATGTCCAAGAACGTGGTGTAGCGTAAGCATTTTGAGTTTTTGATCTTTTATCATCGAAACTATGTAGGAAATGTTCTTCATTACTCTTTAAGAAGTTAATAATAACTGGATGGACATTTTCGTTAGCGAAATCATCTATCCATTCTGGTAATGTTAATGTGTGTTGCATATGGATAAGTCGGTTATTAAGAGCTCTGTCGAATTCTTCAACATCTGTACCATCCATTTCACCTAAGTTACCAGATGACACCATGTACACATTATCATTAAATTTGAAATCTACGCCAATTGATCTTTCTAAAAGAATTTGAAGAGCAGCGTTTCTAACAGCAAGGGGTGCTCTGTTTAATTCTTCGAAGTGAATAATTGTTGGTGATTGATTTGCCATATATGCCCATTTAGGGATAGCGTATGACATAACGCTAATAATTTTTCTAACACTCTCGCCAGTATGATCATTTAAATCAATTTCCATTTCTTCTCTATATGGGAAAAGACCAACATCAATTTCATCTACCATTGAAAGACGAACATCAAAGTATTGAAAACCTAATTTTTTAGCAATGGTTCTCATAATTGCTGATTTTGCTACACCTGGTTCTGCTGTAATGAATAATACTCCAGATTGACCATACATTATTCTGAAATACTTTTTCTGTTTAGCAGTTAAGGTATTAAATTTTTCTTCGTCTACTTTTAAAAACATCATAATATTTAAATTTTAAATTTGATTACAAATATATAAATAATTTTTTAATTAATCAACAGTTTGTTCATAATCTTTTAATAATTCTTCAAGAATATCTTTAATAATAGGATTATTAAAAATAACTTCATATGAATTTGGTAATTTTTCTTCTGTATCATCTGAAGTAAATTTATAATCAATAGTATCTACTATGTTATTAACAACTTCTTTTAGTTCGTCTTTTGGTAATTCTACCATTTCATTTAATAGTTCTTCGACTTGTGCATCTGATGCATTCAAATAGTCAAAATTTTTAACTTTTTCAATCATAATTTTTCAATTTTATTTTTATTTTAATTACTATGTAATGAGTTTTCAACATCAATTTCAATTATTTTAACAATTCCCTTAGGATCATTTATTCTAGGTGCTGTTCTAGTAGTCAATATAAGAGTTTTACCTTTTATCATTGAAAAATCTAAATGATCACATTCACCGTCAGTTAACATAACAGTATTATACGAAAATAGTTTGTTTTTAGGTTCACTAATATAATCCAAAGCAGGTTGCAATGTAGTTCCACCTAATCCCTTTATTACTAATTTTTCCAAATCTTTTTTTGTTTTAATGCCCTCTACTGCTTTAACTTGTGTATCAATTTGAATAAGATTTATATGAATATCGTTTTGGAATACGTATGATAAAACTGATTCAAAATCACCACTCATTGATCCTGATGTATCCAAGACACAATTTATAACATTTTTAAATTTCTTTTTCCCTTTTATGCCCTCAATTCCTCTTCTGTTTGGTTTAGTAATAGATTTTCTCTTAGTTGTACCAAATACATGATGGGATATAGTTCTTTTAATTTCTTTAAGATAATCATGTTTTGATTTTCTTAATTTATTAAGAATTTTCTCAACATCTGATGTAACAAGACCTCTGTTTTTAAGTCTTTGCATGAAATCATTAACCATAGATTTTCTAGCATCCTCTGGTACATCATCATCTATATGACTATCCAATGTAGTTTTTTCTCCTCTTTCCATAGAATCAAATATTGAATCTAAAGATTGACATTCTATATTATTTTGTCCATAGTTACCTATTCTATCTTTACCAAAACTATCTTTTGTTTGATCTACGTCACCTTTATCACCATTCTGGTCAAATTCTTGATCACCTGGTTGTTGTCCACATTGACCAAGATCATCGTTTTCCCCTTTGCCTTTTCCTCCTTTTTGTTTACTGTTACCACTTTGTCCGCCTTTTTGTTCTTGACTTTTATCTTGACTTTGTTCTTGATTTTGATCTTGACTTTGTGATTTATTATTATAATTTTGTAATTTTTCTTTTCTATTTTTATATTCTGCATATTTATCTTTTAACCATTCGTAAAGGTTTTCGAATATATGTTCTCCTTTGTATTCAACAGGAATAAATAATCCCATATTTTTATTATAGAAAGGATTTTTAATAGGATTTCCATTTTTATCTAAAACAGGTGTTCCATCTTTTTTAGTTAAAAATTCTTCTCTGCTTTTTGGAATTGTTACTTTACCTTTATTCTTATCATTAGACATGATTTCATCATGAATGATTTGATTAATAATCATATCTTGTGCAATATTAGAGAATTCCTTATTATACATAATTGATCTTTTTGTGTGATCAAATAATAGGTGAAAATCTTCATGTAATAATAAGAATAATGCTTCAGTATCTAATAAACTATCTACAAACTCTCTATTCCAATAAAAATTACATCCCTCCTTAGAAACATTTACTCCACAAGTAGGAATACTATTTGTTTCATAGTAATTCAAGAATGTTTGAAATTCGGCATAATATGGTAAAATGTTAGCAGATAACATCATCACAGTACAATCAATAAATTTAGGATGTTCTCCTTTTCTCATTATTAATTGTGATGTATTTTTTACGATTTCATTATTTTTAATTTCTTGATCCATTATGGTTATTTTATAAATTATGGTACAAAAATAGTAAAAAGTTTTAAATATTCAAAATATATTTAGTCTTTTTTATTTTTTAAATCATCTTTTATTAGTTTCTCAATATATTTAGACTTATTATTAATACCTAACTTATTCAAATAAATATCTAATTTATCATTAACTACTTCATTTATAGTTATTGATATTTCTTTCTTTTTTACGTCTTCTGGTAATTTTTTTCTTGCCATATTCTTTTATGATTTTTATATTATATTATTTTTATTATAAAAAGATTAAAAAAGATAAAAATAATTGAAAAATAATTGAAAAATAATTGTTTTTGGCTTTTTAAATTTTATATATAAATATAAAATAATATATAATTATGAAAAAAATAACTAAAAAAAGATTAACGGTTTCTTTAGATCAAACTATTTTTAACAAAATGGAAGAACGAATCTTCAATAGATCTAAATATATTGAACATCTTATTTACCAAGATTTATTAAGAAATACTAAAGATGAAGATTTAAAAAAATTATTACTTTGATTATGCCAAAACAAATAACAACTAAAGAATTTATTGAAAGATCTAAAAATATACATAATGATAAATATGATTATTCTTTAACAGATTATATAAGATCTAAAACAAAAATTAAAATTATATGTCCAAATCATGGTATTTTTGAACAAAGACCAAATGATCATTTAAGTGGTTATGGTTGTCCAAAATGTGCCAGTAATTATAAATTAAATAAGGATGTTTTTATAAAAAAATCAAAAATTAAACATAATAATATTTATGATTATTCTATGGTTAATTATATAAATAATAAAACTAAGGTTAAAATAATTTGTCCTATTCATGGTGTTTTTGAACAAACTCCACATCATCATCTTAATGGTATTAAATGCCCTAATTGTTCACATAATAAAAAAATTAAATTAGAAGAATTTATAAATCAATGTATAAAAACACATGGTTATAAATATGATTATTCATTAGTTAAATATAAAAATTCAAAGAAAAATAAAATTGAAATAATATGCAAAAAACATGGTATTTTTCAACAAACTCCATATGAACATAAAAAAGGTTCAGGTTGTCCAATATGTAATGAAAGCAAAGGAGAAAGAAATATTCGATTTATATTAGATAATAAAAATATTAAATACAAATATCAAAAAAAATTTAAAGATTGTAAATATAAATCGATATTATCATTTGATTTTTATTTACCTGAATATAATTTATGTATTGAATTTGATGGAGAACAACATGAAACGCCTATAAATATATTTGGTGGAATTGAAGGATTAAAAATAAGACAAAAAAGAGACCAAATAAAAAACGAATATTGTCAAAATAACAATATTCGTCTAATTAGAATAAAACATGATGATAATATTGATAAAATTTTATCGGATATTTAAGATTTTTTTACACAATTCAACTTCATCTTTATCACCTGTATTTTTTCCTTTATTATCTGAAAGTTTAACTGCAGGTATCCAATTATCATTGACTAAAACTTCAGATATTTTAATAACCATGTTCAATGGTTTAACACCCAGATCATTAGTTAAATAAGTTCCAATACCAAATGCACTTTTAATTTTACCTACACAATATTCTTTTATTTGTGATGCCAATTCTGTATCTAAACCGTCACTAAAAATAATAGTTTTTGACATTGGATCAATCCCCAATGATTTATAATGATTTATTACTTTATCAGTGAATTCAAAAGGATCACCACTATCGTGTCTTACTCCATCAAATAATTTAGACTGTTTCATATCAAATGATTTGAAAAAAATATCAGTTGTAAATGTATCTGATAAAGCTATACCAAGTGATCCTTCATATGTATTAACCCAATTATCTAATGATAATTTATTTGACATTTTATATCCAAATAACGCAGCATGTACCATGAACCATTCGTGTGCCATAGTACCTGTGCATCTGATATTATATTTGTATGCTAAGAAAACATTTGATGTACCCGTAAAAATAGGACAATCTTTATAAAGTACAATAATTTTTTCTTGATTATTAAATGAATATCTTCTACGGGTACCAAAATCTGCAAAAAATGCATTATGTTCAACCATTTTTTGTAGTTTACTTTTATCTTTTAAAACAATATTATCATCAAATATATTAATAATTTGACCGGTTTTTTTGAAGTAAAGTTCTGATATTATTGCCATTAAAGGTACTTCCCATAATATTGTACGATACCAAAATCCTTCAATATCAATATGTAATTTATTATCATCATCCAAATACACATCAACTTCAGATGAATCAAAACGATATCCACTTAAAAAATCAATATATGTAGGAGGTAGGAATTTTCCTAAATTTTTATTCACCCATGTTTTTTCCGATTGTGTCAAATATAGAGATTCCATATTTTTAATTTCTTCCATGACATCTTTATCAAAATTATCAGGAAATGAAATTTGATTTCTATCAATAAATTTATATCTAACTATTTGACTAGAAAAATTTTTAATAACTGCGAACTGCATTGTTAATTTATAAAGATCAGTATCTAATATACTTTTGATTATCATATAATTATATTTTAAGTTTATTTTTGTGATTCCCAAATTATTTGAATTTCTCTACCTGTTAGAGAATATAATACCCTATCATCGAAATATTGTTTACATAGTTCAACTTTTACATCGGTATCTAATTTATTCCACCATGATAATGATGCTATTCTTTTTTCTTGAAATTCAGTTAACATAATATTTTATTTTTTACAAAGATATAAATATTTTTATAATTAAACAATTTATTATGCTAATTTTTTACCTTTTAATAATTCACGTAAAAATACATTTTTTTCACCGTTCATTATTTCTTCAGTCCATTTATAGAACAGTGTTGGGTATTTTTGTTTTAATTCATCATATGATTTTTTTCTATCATCTAATGGATGAAAAGAATGTTCTAATAAATAATCTTTCCAATCTGGGTATTTTTCATAATCCCATACATGTTCATCACAAATAAAACAAATAGCAGTAAGAGCATCATTTAAGTCGGGTTCTTTAAATGATGCAATTTTAATTTGTCCATTTTTAATATTTGCATCATAATTTAATAAATCAATATAAATTTTATTTAATGTTCCTAATCTATCTGGATGTTCATTTGTTGTACCACCATTTAATATGATCCATGTTTTATGATTATCGACAAAATCCATAAATAATTCAGTATCACCATATTTTCTAGCATATTCTAAAGCAGCATGTCCTGCTTGAATAGATTGTTGAATTGGTGAAATATTATAAGGTACAAAAAAATACATTCTTTTTTCCATAAATTCTATTTATTAAAGTATGAATATAAATTTTTATAATATGTTAATAATTTTTTAACTTTTTTCATTTCTGAATCAGGTATACAATCTCTATAATATTGTAAATAATATACACATAAACTATTTGTAATCATACCATTTTCTAATAGATAATCATTATTAGTTGAAATCATTCCACAGTCAGTTCGATGAAATCCCTTAAATCCTGATCCCTTACGAAAATTTGGTTCTGATTTTTTATCGTGATAATTAGACACACCTTTAATTGATTGTGATAATGCAAATTCCATTATTTGTGTTAATTCATCATTAATAGGTGTATCACTTTTTTTATTTTTATCAGGTTCTATATATAATAAAAATACACTATCATCTATTCTATGCATATTATTATTTAAAATTTTTCATAACGTATTTAACTACATCATCGATTGTATCCCAATTTTCGATTTCTATCATACTTATTGTACTCGATAAGTATTTATCTAAATGACTAGATAATTCATATTTATCAATGTTAGACATATATAAATCATCAGTTAAATATATGTATATTGGTTCATCGTTATATAATAAATCATCATTATCAACAAATGGTTCTAGTTCATCTCTAACTATATCTAATGCTTTTTGGTATGTGATATTGTAAGATTTAAATTCTTTTTTATCTACAATTTTATTATAATTTTTATCCATATATCCATTATATGTTAAACATCCGATTAACCAATAAATATTAAGATCATTACTAAAAAATTTATCCCCTTGATTATTCGTAATAATATATTGTTCATCAATAGATTGGTGAACTGTGCATGATTCATTAGATAATATTATATTACCTTTAGGTGTTGTGGATTTCTTAAACCCGTTTAATTCTAAAAAATTAATAACTTCTTTATACATAATTATTTAATATTAAAAATTGTTAAATTTTCAATAAATGTACCATCATCATTTATTCTGATAATTTCATTTATTTTTTGCATATTAGTAGTGTACTTTGAATAGTTTTCTTCTAATGTTTTAACATCATCAAAGAAAACTGGATAATCATCATAATCCCATGTATCACAAACAGATATTATATATTTATGATTATTCTTTTTTGCTATTTTAATCCAATGATTAACATCTTGTCTTGTTGCTGTCATTTTTAAATATTTTATTAAGTTTAAATCTTCTTTGTTTTAATTTACCAATATGATTTAATAAATCTCTATATTCTTCCTGTAATGATAATGAATATGATGCGGGATCACTCCATTTAACATTCATTATTTTCTTTTTTAAACGAACTCTTTGTTTATGTAAATCATTAAATATCATAATTATCTTTGAAATATTGAAATAATTATACTTATAGTCATAAATAATATAACAATCGATATAAATGCTATAGGAATATACATAATTTTCAATAGAATATCATAACCAGTTATGTTATATGATATTGTTAGTGTTATAATTAAAAATAATGATATTAATAGTTTAATACCTATATTTTTTTTAATTGCGTTTATTATTTTATCCATATTATTTAATATATTTTTCAGAGTATTCAAATCGAATACCATTAATTTTCATTTCTTCTATGTGTGGTTTAATATCATTTGTTATGAATTGAGTAGCATCTAATACTAAAGTAGTATCAAATCCCTCATTTATACTATCAATAGCAGTATATTTAACACAAAAATCACCAGCTAATCCACATATAATAGTTTCTGTTACATTTTTTTCTTTAAGAAATTCCGATAAACCTGTTGAATTTTTATGATCATTATCAAAAAAAGCAGAATAACTGTCAACATCAGAATTCATTCCTTTTTTAAAAATATAAGAATTTGGCATTCCTATAATAATATCATCATGTATATCTGAACCTCTTGTATTTTGAACACAATGGTCTGGCCAAAGAACTTGTTGAATTCCATTTAAATTAACAATATCAAAAACGTTTTTGTTTTCGTATTGTGATGCAAACGATTTATGATCAGATGGATGCCAATCTTTAGTAAAAATAATAATATCAAATTCTCCTTTTTGCGTTAAATCATTTATGATTGGTATGATTTTATTACTATCTTTTACTTCTAGATTTCCTCCTTCGAGAAAATCATACTGTACGTCAACTACAATTAGTGCTTTTTTCATAATATTATATTTTTAGTTTTTATTATATTTATACAAATTTAACAATTATATTTAATTATAAAAAATTATTAATAATAAAGTTTATTATTAATAATATAATTTAAAACATCTTTATTCATATACTTTAATAATTCATCATAATTGCTGCCGTCATTATAAAAAATTTTTAATTTTTCTCTGATAAGTGTTGATGATACTTCTATAATTTTATTTTCATCTTTAAGATAAATATGAGGATAATTTAAATACCAATTTACAGATTCGTCTCTTTTTATACCTGTTCTTGGAATAACAACAAATTGAATTAATCTTTCTAGTTCTTCATAATTAACCCATTTATCAAAAGTATTTGCATTATCCATTCCAATAATTAATGCAAATTTGTGTTTTTCTGTTAATTCTTTTTCTTCTTTTAATCTTTTAATAAAATTATAAGTGGCACCTGATAATTGATTATCAATTTCATAAGGAAATACTTTGATTCTATCATCTACTTTAGATGCAATTTCACACATATTTAATCTGTGTTCAGATGATACCATTTCTTTATTATACATATGTTTAAACGCAGGCATTAACCATACTTCATCAAATTCTCTTGATGTGTTTAGAACAAATTGTGCAGTTTCTATATGTCCTACTGTAATAGGATCAAAACTTCCACCAAATAATGCAACTTTTAATTTTCTACCAAGTGATTTATATTGTAATGATCTAGAATTTATTTTTTCTAAATTATTTTGTATCAATTCATCTATTGTCCATTCACTTTCATTACATAATTGAATTAATGATGATAATAAATCACCAGTTTCTTCTTTTAAATTGTGAATATCTGACCATTTTATTAATTCAAAGAATTCTTTTTGAATATCATTTAATCTTTCGGTTAAAGGAGTATATCCAAAATTTTCTTTATATGTATTATTAATTAATTTTTGTAATTTATTGGTTTCCATATAATATTTTTTGAATTTTATTTTTTCTGTCTCTCATTTTAATATAGTCATTTATATCCATTTTACTCTGATTGTATAATCGTTTATCATATTCTATTTTATTAAGTAAATTAGATATTTTTTCATTTATACTATCTAAATCATCTTCAAATTCAGTAACATTTATAATATTATTATTAATATTAAATAATGTAAGTTTGTTATTTATTATTGATCTGAATACATGTATACACATTATATAAAAATCATGCATATTATTTTCTTCATTTTCAACTTTAAAATTAAATGCAATTTGATCTATATTATCATCAATAATACATCTATATACTTTTACTAAAAAATCGTTTTCTATTTTTTGAATCATATTAATTAATTTTTGTAATTTATTGGTTTCCATATAATATTTTTTGAATTTATTTAATTCATTTTGTTTTAATCCCCAATCTTGTAAACAGTAAAATAATTGTTTAAGATATGTATATCTATATTCATCATTGTAAAAATTACAAGATAAAATATGATTATTTTTTAATTTATCCAAACTAGGTATTCTGAAAATATTAGTATTAGTTATTTTACCATTTCATTGTGAATATATTACAAACCCATTATGAATATGTAAGTCAAATGGATTATTTATTTTTCCACTATAAGATAGATATCTTTTATCCCAATGAATTATAGTTATTTCTAATCCATATTCTTGATTACCAGTTAATTTTATTTTTAGTACAAATTTATTATTCATATTTAATAAATTTTATTTAATAAACCAATAATTATCAACAAATTCAACATTATTGTTATTAATGTCTGAGTAATTATTAATAAATATTTTTTTATCACATGACCATGTTTGTAAAGAATCATATAATTTTTTTAATCCGATTTTTCTTTTTTCGTCAGTAATATAATCATGTGTATGTATTATTTTCATATTATTATTCATATAACCAGGAAATCTAAAATAATTCTCACAAAATACAAAATACATACTTGACCATATACAAAAATTATTTTTCTTATTCCTATGTACAACAATATTATAGACATCATCATTAGTCAATAATAAAGTATCGTCTAAATATAATATTTCTATTGATACTTTATTATCGCCTATCAAATTTACTTCTAAACAAGCTTTATATGTTTTTTTATTCATAATACAAAATTAAATAAAATAAATTAATTAACAAAATTATTATTAGAATTATTAAAAATTAATATATATTATAAAAAATATAATTATTATGTCAGCAGCTCAACAACAAATTAATCAATTAGAAGAAAATATAGAAGAATTAGAAGAAATAATTTATAGATTAACAAAAAAAGAAGAACCAATAGATATATGGGAATATTTATTAACACCTAGACAAATTGCTAAAAAAATAATGATAAATAGTGCACCTGTTATACCTACATTAGATGGTGAAGGAATATTACCAGCAGAAGATATGGAAAAATCAATACATATGGTTGTTTATGGTAAATATTTAGTTGGTGATGATGGTATACTAATTGATAATGAAATTAAATATCCTGAATGTGTAGATAAAAATAGAGCAATTGGAGATGATCATCCTATTTTTAAAGAAAAAATTAAAAATATGAAAAAACAGATAAGAAATTCAATTGAACAAATATCAATTAAAAAAAACCAATTAAAAGATGCATTTAAACTTGCTGGTCAACAAATTATAACAGGAACTGCTGCTCTTGTTGCATCTGCTACTGTTTTACCAATAGGTGCTGGTGTTCCTGCATCAATAGCTGCCGTACAAACAATAGTTAGTGCAATAACTGATTTACAATATAAAGTATTGGAAATATTACCACTATTAGGACCTTTAATAGAAATACCACTTATTATAATGGATGCTGGTATCGCAATAGTATTAGCCGCTATAAATTTAGTATTAACTGCCTTAATAATTGTAATTGGATCTATAGCAACATTAAAAGAATTAATTGCTCCTTTAATATTAGCTATTGGTGCTTAATCATTCATTAATTAATTGATTTCTTTTATCTAAATCTTCTAATTTGTCTACATATTTTTTTAGAATATCACCATGACATGATAATGGATAACACCAACATCCTAATGTTTTATATTTTAGTTCATGTAAAGAATTCATTAATTCTTTGTTATTTAATAAATATTCTTCATATTTTTTAATTGATTCTTGTCTTGTATCAACTTTAAATTCTGCTATTGTATCATTTTTATGTGAATATGGATTTCCCCATTTAGAAGGTCTACCTATATAAATATCAAATTTTTCTTTTTTACAATGTACTACTTTACACATTATATACCATCTTTTATTTTTTTAATTTTTTTAAATCTTAACTTCAATTTATTAACATATATTTTAGTTAAATTAAAAAATTCATCATCAGTTAACAAACCCTTTTTATTCTTATTGGATAAAATAAAATTTGTTATTATATCAATATTTTTATCATTTGTGATATCTTTAACATTAACATGTAACATTATATCACCCGTATTTACAATAATACTACTTAATTTTGTTTTATTAAATATATCTAGATATGATTCATAATAAGAATCACCCTCATTAAAATAACAACCACCAATATCATTTTCTCTGAATTTAACTGGTTTACCAGACATTACCCAATTAGCAAAAAATTCATATATAGACTCTTTTTGTTCTTGTGTTAATCTATTTGAATAATCTTTCATATTATTTATTTTTTAATAGTTTGATTATTTTATATTTTCTTTCAAAAATTTTAAATTTTTCATCTATACATACAGTATCAGATAATTTTGGGTAATCTTTGTAAAAATTATAATATTTTTTTAGAATATCAATATCAATATCAGTCATAATAGATATGCAGTTAAGTATATTTATACTGCCATCTTTTTTAATTGATTTTGATATTTTATCATTATACATTGATATCATTTTATTATATTATTTAATTTTTCTTTTCTTAGTAATAATTTAATTCTATTTTCATCTCTTTTAATATAATTATAATGATGTAAATAAATACATGGATATTTACCGTATATTTTTTTATATTTATCAATAATTAAATCATCTACATTATAAATTGATGAAATGATATCATAATGTAATTTTTTTGTAATACTCATAAATTTATTCCCATTTGAAAAAATGAACAGGTATTAAATCAACTTCCATACCATTAAACTTTTCAATTAAAATATGATGATCATTATCATTAATAGCAAAAGCAATAATATTGTCATTTATTGATATTTTAATATTAGGCACATTATTTTTAATATCGTTTATAAAATTAGATACCATATTAGTTGTATCGTCAGTAATAATACCTTTATCATCAAAATTTATATCGGGAAATATTTTAATCATATCTCCTATAAATGATGTATTTATAATAATACCATTATAAACTTCAATATTGAATAATGTCATAAGATATATAATATTCTTATGATATGTTTTTAATCCAGAAAAAACATAACCAGGTTTATAATATTTAGTTATATAATGTTTAATTATACCATCTAATTCATTATCATTAAATACATTTTTTATATAATTATAAAAATTTAATAATTCATCTTTTTTATAATCATTTATATCAATATCATATATAAGATGAAGTAATCTTTTTTTACTCTTATCATTGTATTCTTTAATAGATGGGTATTTACCTAAAAATGAACTATATATAATATTTTCAGCTTCTACATTGGATATATCATTTGATGTTTTAATTATCCCTTTTTTAGCTTGTTGTTTTTCTATGATTTCTCTAATTTTAGGATTAATATCATATTTTTTCATTAAGTCCATATTTATAAGTTTTTATAGTTTTTTAAAAAATTAATTTCTTCTTTTGTTATAGATTCTAATCCTGATTTTTGTATTTTATATAATATTTCATCTATATCTAATGATTGTATATTATTATAGTTAATTTTATCATCTTCTCTTAATAAATCATTTTGTCTTTTTATAATACCCTTTAACTCTATTATAGAATTTGTTTGTTTATTACAAATATCAATATATTCGCTATTTTGTTTCATTAATTTTTTAGCAGAATCATATATAGATTCAGATGATTTCATTATTTTTTTAATTGTTAAACTAGTTCTCCATAATCTAATGGATAGAATAGCAATTATTGAAGATAATATTATTACTAATATATTTAAGTTCATTTAAAATTATTTTTAGATATTAACAATTTGTTTTTCTGTTGGCTCTACTACTTTTACTGGCACAAATAAATCATAACCATTATCATCTTCCATATGATTTATTTTATCAATTGACCAATGACCAAATTTATTTCTCATATAAAGAAATTTATCACCATCCCATTTAGCAACACTGGCATTTCTACACCTACCTAAATAGTAATTACCAATAATTAAATCTTTTTTCGGTATAACACCTTTACTAAAAAGTTCATTGTACATAGATTCTGGTATTGGTTTAGGTAAACGACCAACTTTATAATAATTAGTTTCGTCAAATTTTTCAATATTTGGATAATGTATCATGTTTAAAATGTTTAAATACAAAAATAATAAATAAATTTTAAATATCAAAACTTATTCATTATTATCGTCATCTTTTTTTCTTGTTCTTGTATTTTTTTGTATATCTTCTTTTTGTGTATCTTCTTTACAGATGAACAATTGATAAAGTTCTAGTATTCTACTTATATCACCATATTCTTTTAAGAATTTCTCATGTGAGCTTGATATAATAAGCGGATCTACTGTTATTTTACCTTTGTGTGATTTATATGCATCATGTAATATCATATATTCTTCTGTTAAGAATTTAACTTTTTCTACTAATAATTCAATTAAGTTCGATTGTTCTATTTCAATTTTATTCTTCATAATATTTTTTATTTTATTTTAGTGTAAAATTATTATTAAGTTTTTAATATATAATAACAAAAATAAATGGTATAATATTTGTTTTATAATTATTAAAAAAAACAAAAATTATGAAAACAAAAATTATTTTATTCTTATTAAGTTCAATTTTATTTTTGAGTTGTTCTACATCTAATAAATTATCTAAAAACTCCGATGATATTTATTATAATGATAATATTGAAACAAAAAATATCCAAAATAAAGATTTTTACTCCGATTTAGAAAATAAGTATAATGATATTCTTAGTAATGATACTACTAATAATATTGATACTGTTATTTATAAATCAGAAAATACTAATCCATATGAAAATATAGTATCAAATTCTTATCAAGAATCATATGAAAGAAGATTAAATGCTAGAAAATATGGTTTTAGTACATATTTTTATAATAATGACTATTGGTATGCACAATCATACGCATTTGATCCTTTTTATAGAATTATAATTATAAATGATCATGTATGGGTTGAACCTTGGTATATATCAAATATGTTTTCACATTCAATATATTATAGGTATAATTATAGGTATAGATATACATATAGATATACATATTTTTGGAATTACCCATATTATAATTATCATAATTATCATAATTATCATTGGGCAAATTATTATCAAAATAGAAATTATCAAAATAGAAATTATAATAATATACATTATGGTAGAAGACCAACAAATAATCCAATTGAAATAAATAGACAATATAACAGGGATAGATACGGAGATAGAAATTATAAACAAGAAAAACCAGTAGAATTAACTAGACCAAATAAACCAGTAGAATTAACTAGACCAAATAAACCAGTAGAATTAACTAGACCAAATAAACCAGTAGAAGTAAATAGACCAAATATATCAAATAGACCAAATAAACCAGTAGAAGTAAATAGACCAAATAATATGAATAGGAATTATAAACAAGAAAACAGGACAGATAGACCAAAATATTATCATAAACCAAAATCTAATAATAGAAATATTTATAATAGACCATCTATCAGTCCATACGATAATATTTTAAAAGATAGTGATAATAGAAATAATAATAGAAATAATAATTCATATAGAACACCAAATTCAAATAACCAAATACGAAATAATAATGGTTCATCAAGGAGTTCAGTTGGATCATCGAGAAATTCTAGTGGTTCATCAAGGAGTTCAGTTGGATCATCGAGAAATTCTAGTGGTTCATCAAGGAGTTCAGGTAGTTCTTCAAATAATAAAAGATAAAATAAAAAACCCCGAATTAATTCGGGGTTTTTTATTTATTTGTCATTCATATTTGTTATAGTATCACCTGATATTGGTATTAACATTTTAGTTATATTAACTATCTCTAATTTATCTTCTGTTTGAGATTTCGCAATAATTATCTTATCTCCATTTACAACTTCTTTTGTTATAATCTTTATAGATACTTCATCTTGTATGTATTTTTGTATTGCTCTTTTTAATGGTCTTGCTCCCATATCTTCATCCCATCCTTTTTCAAATATAAAATCTTTAGCAGTTTCATCCAATTCAATATCGATATTATTATCAATTAATCTATTTCTAAAATTATCTAGTTCAATATCAATAATACTTTTAATATTATCTTTACTAAGACTATCGAAATGAACAACTTCATCAATTCTATTTAAGAATTCGGGTGAGAATTTTTTCTTTAATTCTTTTTCAACAATTGATTTACTCATAACTTGTTTATCACTATTAAATCCAATTCCAGCTCCTCTTAGTTTTGCTTCTTTTGAACCAATATTTGAAGTCATAATAATAACAGTATTTTTAAAATCAACAGTTCTTCCCTGACTATCTGTTAATATACCATCATCAAATACTTGTAATAGTACATTCCATACATCATTGTGTGCTTTTTCGATTTCATCTAGAAGGATAATAGAATATGGCTTATTTTTAACTGCATCTGTCAATTGTCCACCATCTTCGTGACCAACGTATCCAGGAGGTGCTCCAATTAATCTAGATACAGAGTGTTTCTCCATATATTCTGACATATCTATTCTAATATAATCTCTTTCACTATTAAATAATTGTTCAGCCAATTTTTTAACCATATGTGTTTTTCCTGTACCAGTAGGACCTAGTAATAAAAATGTACCAATTGGTCTTTTTTCATCATTTAATCCAGCCTTGTTTCTTAATATAGCCATTGATATTTTATCAACTGCGTCGTATTGTCCAATTATCTTTTTCTTCAATTCAAATGGTAAATTTACAAGTTTAGATGTATCATCATCTGTTATATTTTTAGATGGTATATTTGTCATTATAGAAATAACTTCATATACATCTTCTTTTCTAACCTTTTTTCTTTTTGATAATCTTTTATTTTTAAGATCATTTTTCATTATTTCAAGTTCAGATTCTATTGATCTTTGTTGTTTTAACAATTCTGCAGCTGATAAAAAATCTTGTTCTGATACTTTTTTTAATTTTTGTTTAGTTATTTCATCTAATTCATTTTCCTTATTGATTATATCAACAGGTGTTTCAATATTAATCCTAACAGATGCACCAGCTTCATCCATAACATCAATCGCTTTATCAGGAAATTGTCTATCAGATATATATCTATCAGATAATTTTAAACATGCTATTATGGATTCATCTGTATATTCCACCATGTGGTGATTTTCATATCTATCTTTAAGATTTTTAAGAATTTCATATGTTTCATTATATGTTGGTTCATTTACTCTAATTTTTTGGAACCTTCTTTCTAATGCACCATCTTTTTCGATCTTTTTATATTCTTCATTTGTAGTAGAACCAATGCAACTAATTTCACCCCTTGATAATGCTGGTTTTAAAATATTTGCAGCATCTAATGATCCTGTTGATCCGCCTGCTCCAACTATTGTATGAATTTCATCAATATAGATAATAATATCTGAGTTTTGTTTTAATTCATCGACAATTTTTTTCATTCTTTCTTCAAATTCTCCTCTGTATTTAGTTCCAGCTACAACAGAACCCATTTCTAGTGATAATATTCTCTTATTATGTAAAATATCAGGTGTTTCTTTATTGATGATAGCTTGTGCTAAACCATCAACAATAGCAGTTTTCCCAACACCTGCACTACCAATAAGAATAGGGTTATTTTTTTTCCTTCTAGAAAGGACTTGTGCAATTCTTTTAATTTCTTTTTCTCTACCGATGACAGGATCTAACTTATTTTGTTTTGCTAAATCTGTTAAATCTGTACTAAATTCATCTAGAATTGGTGTTTTTGTTTTTTTATAAGGTACATTAGTTCCAGTTGGATTATCATCTTTTTCCATATTAGAATTTTTATTAAATACTTTATTATAAATATTTTCAGCATCGGTATATGTAACATTTGGTATAACTTTAGCTCTTATAATAGATAATACAAGATGCTCTGTTCTTACGATACTTGAATTAAACTTTTTTGCTTCTAATTGGGATTGCATCATTATATTTTGTGCTTCGGTACTTAATGATGCTAAATCGTCATCTTTTTTTTCAATTGTATCAACAGATATTGGATCACTATTTAAAAATGTTTTCATTTTTTTCTTAGCATCATCAATATCAATAATATTTGATAGTATTTTATAACCATTACAATCATTTATACTTATTATTCCAAATAATAAATGAGGAGGTTCAATTAAACCATTAGAGTACTCCTTTGCTTTCTTAATTACTTTTTTAAAATTTTCTGAATATTCCATATAGTTGCGTTTTTAGTTTTTATAATATATATTAATTTTATTGAATTGTTTAAATTGTCAAAAAATGTACCATTTATTTACTTACTGACAAATTAACATATTTTAAATGGTATGTTCATTTATTCACATAGTGTTTTTAATTCTTCCCATGTAGGTGTGGTTCCTTCGTGCACAAAAAATTCAATACCATCTGCAATGCCGTTAATATCCAAATACAATTGATGAATGATTGAAAATTGATTCATTTTCAATTTCCATAACCATAAATTTGCGCATATCATACCAATCTTTTACAAAATTACCAGTATTAAATATTTTTTTATGATTTTTATCATAATGTAATTCAACACTACTGTAATTTAAATTGGTTTTATTTCCCTCGTCATATCTGATATAAATATATACCATATCTATAGTTTTTGAATTAAAATTCCATCTTTATCAAACATTATCAAATCAAATCCTAATACTTTTATATTCTTATCTTTATAAAATTCTGAAAGTGAACCAACATTTTTTCTAACTTCTGAAAAATTATGAGATCTTTCTGACATAATTTTAATTTGTTCATCGGTTGGTTCACTTTCAAAAAATATAATAAAATTATCAGAATTTGAATTATCCAACGCAACTGGTCTATAACATCCATGATCATCAGGTAAATCTTTAATATTACTAAATAAATTTGATATATTCATGTCAACAAATTCATCACCTACTCCACATTCTCCTAATTGACCAGTCATATATGCACACATTTCTCTCTCAAAATTACCTGCATAAGAATCAGTTTTAACTTTAAATCCCCAATAAATTTCTTTCATATTATTAATCAATTTCAACGGTTGCTTCTAAATTTCTACTATTTAATCCTTTTTTTAATTTCATCATTTCATCAAATGATCCAGTTTTAACAACTGATTTACCCTTGTTGTGTGCTTCCATTGTTACTCTAATACATTCTTCACTTGATAATTTACAAATATCATATAACGCTAACATTACATCCATAATATCATTGACATGATCATTCCATAGTATTAGTCTATAAACATCAGATTTCGAATTTTTAATACCTAATTCACTTAATAAATCGGTTATGCTATCAGTATCAGATGATACACTACTTTGTATATCATTTAACATTTGCTCATATTTGTCTCTACTATACATCATACATATTAATATTTTTACAAAAATACTATATTTTTTTATAATTAAAAAGCTTTTTTAAATTTTTTATTTAAATATTCAGATTTTCTTTTTAATCTAAAATTATTAATGTATATAAAATACTTTTTATCATTAGTAAAAACATCATTGCAATCTTTACACATTCCCATATTTATATCCCTATTGACATTATTTTTAGATTTTCCGCAACATGAACAAGTATTATTAGTTTCAATAATATTATTAATAATATCAGTATTATTACTTTTCTTCCTTATTAATCTATTAATCGAATATTTAACATCAATATCATTTAAAAAATTTTTATTTATACAAACTATTTCTTTTTTAACAACTTCTCCATATTTATAAAAATAAACATATTTTTCCGTTAAACAATTGAAAAAATCACTACTTAAATGACACCATATTGGTATATCTATTTTTAGAATAGGTCTATGATATCCATATTCATAAGTGTATGATCTTAATTTAGATATAGTATTACTATTTTTTAAACAATATGATTTTTTATTAATAGCGTCAATCTTTAAATATGGACATAAATTACAACTGTTTAATTTTAAACAGGTTGGTTTATCATCAACAAATGTAGATATATATTTATCCATTAAATTAAATTTTAATATCTTTCAAAACTTTTATTGTAGATTTTATTTTTTTATTTCTTTTTAATCTAAAGTTATTAAGATATGATAATCTTTTATTATAATCATTATTTTGGGATAATTCCCAGCATGTATCACACATACCAAAATTAACTGACCTATTAACACTTGTATCTTCTTCTCCACATAAAGAACACACTAATCCTTGATTATATTTTTTAATATCTGTAGTAATTGTATTATTATCTGTTCTTATATCATTATAACTATGTATAAATCCTTTCATATCATAATTATAATATAATGTGTCTAAGTTCAAAGCATCAAAATCCATAGTATTTATGGATAAACTATTTTCATATACTTTAAATGTATAATAAAATTTATGAATTAAATCAGATAAATTATTTGGCAATTCACACCATTTTGGGATATTAATAAATTCATATAACGAATATTTATCAATATCATAAATGTATATGTTATTTTTTATAATATTATTTCCATCTTCGGAACTAAAATATCTACATTTACAATTTTTATTATTGAAATCTAAAGATAAAAGTGGGCATTTATTACAACTACTTAAGTTAACTATAACTTTCTTGTTTTTGTAATACGTTCTTATGTATTTTTGCATGCTTTAATTTTTTACAAAAATAATAAAAATATTATAATAAAAAAAATTACACTAAATATTTTTTTATAGTATCAGATACTATTTTCTTATTTAGTGGTTTTAATAAAATATCATTAAATATATTAATATTTTTAAATTCAACTGTACTATAAGCAGTAACAGCAATTATTGGTATATCTTTATTTAAGTTTTCTCTTATATATTTTGTTGCTTCTATTCCATTCATTAATGGCATTTGTATATCCATAAAAATTAAACTTATATCAGAATTATTAATAAATGTATTTATACACTCTTTACCGTTATCAGCTTCTAATATGTCAATATTAAAATCAGATAATAACTCATTTAATAATAATCTGTTAACATCAACATCATCTACTATTAGAATTTTTGACATTTTTTATTTTTATATATTAAATAAACTATTTAGATTTTTTATCTTTTTTATCCATTTTACTATCTTTATTAATATCTCTAATATTTTTCTTCCAAATTGATTTAGGTGTATAACTATATCCCATACTTAAATAATTATTAACTTCTGATTCTTTTACTCTAATAATTTGATCATTTTTCTTTAGTGTTTTCATAATATTATATTTTATTTTTATATTTTATTATAAAAAATTAAAATAGTTTAAAAAATAAATCCCTTAATTATAAGGGATTTATTTTTAACTAAAAAGTAATCCTGGTTTTTTATATTCTTCTTGTTGATATATTTCATTTAATTGTTCAGGTTTCAGATCATTTTTATCCCAACCTTTTTCATTGATATATTTATCAACAAATTTCTCTCTAAGATCTTTTAAATCTTTTTCAGATAGACCAGTTTCTTTAATAATTTGTTCTTTCATAATCATTTATTATTTTTTATTATATATAAAATATTAAAAGTTATAATTATTTAATTTTATTTCTTTTAAAATCAATAAATTACAATTTTTATTTTTAATTTTATTTATTTTTAATTTTCTTATATATAAATCATCATACATTGGCACCAATCTATTATCATCCCATCTCATATCACCATCTAAATATATTTTTATTTTATTCGCTAATATTCCTATAAGACCTATTTTATCATGATTAAATGATAATTTACTATGTGATGGTATATTATCCATTAAATTTGATATTATATTACCATTAGTTTTAATTTTCGTAAAATTATAAATATTAGAAAATTTTATAATACCCATAATAATTTGTCTATTTATGGTTGATGTATTATGTAATACGGATATGGTATCATTAATATCTATTTTAATTTCTTCTATCATTGTTTATAATAATTTTCATAATCTATTTTAGTAATAAAATTATCAAATGTTGTTCTAACAATTTTACCATTATCATCTTTTAAATAAATTAAATATTTAGTGTTGAATTCATTATCAATTTTAACATTAATGTCAATTATACTATACTCTTTATCTAATGTAAAATTTTTTTGACATTTTATGCAAACCAATTTGTGATTTTTTAATTTTAATAGTATTCCTTTAATTTGTTGAGATAATGATTCCAATTTTTTATTAATATATTTGCTTTTATTTATAGTTTTTGGCTTAGGTTCTTCACCATCAACTTTATCGCCTTTTATTTCATTACATGGTTTGCATAAAAGTTGATAATTTTCTAATTCATTTTTTCCGCCTTTACTTTTTGGATAAATATGATCAATTGTATACATATATGGTTCACCATTATCATCACTATATAAATCTAAATGCCATCTACCCGCATTATCTTTTGCAGAAGCAAAATATTCTGGTATTTTATTACAGTGCTGACATTTTAATCCATCTCTATCAATTAAATTTTTTATTATATTAGCTCTTTTCAATGAATCATTCATATCTTTAACATGATATATTAATTCATCTGGTATTTTATTTTGTTTTAATAATTCAAAGACATCCTTTATTGTATATGTTTTATAAATTTTATAACCATGATTATTTCTTGGCATTTTAATTAAATTAATTTTAATATCTTATATTTTACGATATCAGATAAGTTTAAAAATTATATGTTAGAATTCAATAATTTTTATTATATGCATAAATATAATCAACAGGATCAACTGGTCTATTATTTAATAATATCTCATAATGTAAATGATTATTAGTTGATGTACCAGTACTTCCAACATAACCAATTTTTTGATTTCTTTTAATAATTTGTCCTTTTTTAACAGATATTGAACTTAAATGTGCATAAACTGTTTTATATCCATACTTATGTTTTATTATAACTCTATTTCCATATCCTGTTTTATTTTTATATACATTTTCTATAATTCCATCTGATGTTGCATAAACTTCAGTTCTTTTTGTTGCTGATATGTCAATACCCTCATGAAATGACCATTTTTTTGTTATTGGGTGTTTTCTATGTCCAAATCCACTTGTTATTCTAATTAAATCACTTGATGATATTGGTGTTAATGTTGGTAAATGATGTATAGAATCAATTGATATATTAATCTTATTATTTAAATCACTATAAACATTATTTTGATTTTTAATTTCTTTATATAAATCTGTTACTGTATAATTACTATAATCAATATAATTGATATCATCAGAAATAGACAATGATTTTCTTATTAAATCCTTTTCTCTTAATTTAAGTGCAGTTAATTCATTTAAAAGTATATTTTTTAATGAATCTCTTTCTTTATATACTGTTTCCGTTTCTTTTTTAAATTTATTTAATATTTTTGATTCATCTGGATGAATAGATGCACTAGATAAAGATAAAAAAACTACAATAATAAATGTAATATTAAAAAATAAATATTTTTTTACAATTTTTGATTTTTCATTTTTATATACTTCATTTTTAATTAATTCTGTATTCATTATAAAAATTATTTTTTCTAGATATAATAAATATTATTATAATTTTATTATATCGGTTTTAATTATAAATTATAAATTATATATTTTTTATAGATGATTCCAATACCCAATATATAAATACATAATAATCAGAACTTTAATACAATATCGATAAATATCATTTTATTTAATTTAATTTTTTGATTTTTAATTATTTATTTTAATTAAAAATAAATAATGAATAAATTTTTTATTTTATTTTAATAAAAAATTTGTATATATTAAATTTAAATATTAAAAAATTGAAAAATGTAGTTTATATTAATATTTTCAATATTATTTTCTATAAAAATAAAAAATAATATTTATAATTTTTGTTTATATTTTAAAATATAAAACCGGATATTATCCGGTTTATTATCAATTATTCTATACCATTATCATCAATATATTTAAATTTTCTTTTAACCATTGATTGTATTAATGATCGACCTTTACTTATTTGCGATTTTATTGTTGATAAATTTGTATATGTTCTGTATAAACAATCTATTTGACTATTATTATCTATTTGTACATTTTTAATATTTTTTAGTTCATTTTTATTAAAAATAAATGTTTTTCCTGGTTTTACTTCCATTTGTAAACAATCCGTATCATTATATTCAAAATTCACATAACAATATTCTGTTCCATTATTTTTAATTTTTATATCTAAAAACTCTGATGCATTTGGTAAATCAATTTTATCTTTTTTATTGATATTTATTACCATTTCTTTTGTGCACATTTCTGCTATTTCTAAATATGGTCTATTTTCTATCTCCCTCATAATCATAACCTTTTTATATTTATCGGGTAGATTAAATATTGTATCTCTTACTATTTCAGCCTTTTTAATAATTGATTTATCCATTTCAATATTATAACTATCATCTGTATCTAAATTAGGAATAATATTAATTAAATTAAGATTATTATCATTATAATCTTTATCTAAAGATACAACAGACATTCTTTTTTTATCTTTAAAATCTTTTTTTACTAAATTTTCAGCTATTTTATATAACCATGTATGGACTTGTGACTTTTCATTATTATAATTATTTATTTTTAATAATGCTTGTGTAAATGCGTCATCTGCAAAATCTTCAGCTATATCTTGATCTCTTGTATATCTTGTTAAATACCATACTAATTTTGGTTTGTGTTTGTGGTAAAATGACTCAAATTTTTGACCTGTTATTTTTTCAAATTCAATAGACAAATTGTTATTTTTTTTCATAAAAAAGAAGTAATTTTTTGATTAAACATTTTAAGAAACTATTATAGTAATAATTTCTTAAAATGTTTAATTTTTTTTAATTTTTTAAATTATTTAATATAATTATTATATTACTTTATTCACTTTCATTTTCATTTTCACTTATATCAGTACCATAAATATACATATCTGAATTTATCCATCGATTAGTATTACATACCATATAATTTCCTAATAATGTTTGCCATGTATTTTCATCTACGTTTTGTTCTCTTTCACTTCTATCATTTATTTCTATATTTTCCATATTTTCGGATAATGGTCTTCCTTGTAATATTTGTTCTTCTTGATCTCCCATTAATCTTCTAGAAGATGGAAATCTGGTGTCACTTGATCTTCTAATTCTTCTTGGTAAATCCATGTGCGATCCATCTCCTTCTTCTTCTGTTGAATATCTTTCTGTTGGGTGTATTCGCCTATTTTCAGAACTAGATTGGTTAATACTGATGATATGATCACTATCATAATAAGAATGATGAAATTTAAGATAGTCTTCGATTTTATCTTTTTTTTTAACAACTTTTTTTGGTGGAGAATTATCAACTATAATATCACCATTATCATCTAGTTTAAATCCTCTTCCGATCATTTTAAAATGAATAATTACTCGTTGAGTTTTTTTATCATCAATGAAAGCTTCTCTTACACTATCTTCAAAAATATAAGTATTTAAATAATCTGAATAGACACACCTATCAGATAAAAAGTATTTTCGTTTACCAAGGATTTCAGATTTAACAATCTTATTTGATCCTTTTATAGCCCGTAATCCATCAGTATTATGAACATATACTGAATCTGATTCATATACCCAGTCATCATCTATTTGACAATATACTGATTCATCTCTAAGTATATCATCATCATAATATCTACTATAAACTCTAGGTCTATGATCTACTTCATCTATATAACTACCTTGTGGATCAATTAAATGAATATGTGGTGATGTTTTTAATAATCTACCGTCATTACATAATCTACCTGTCTCTGTATTATATACAGATAATGTATCCAAATATGGATAATATCTAAATTTTTTATTATTTAAATATACATCCATAATAAAATTACTAGGGGTATATAAAGAATCATTTCTAGTATCAACAATTACATTATTCCAACCATAGGTTTGTCTCTCTTTATGTAACCACCCATTTTTCCTAGCATAATCTTTAAATATTTCAACATCAAAATCATTTACTGAATAAATTCTATCCATATAAATTCTACTTTCTGGGTTATCTAATTTCCATAATATTGATCTAGCTCTTAATTTATTTTGGTCGTCTTTAAGAATAAGCATACTTATTTTATCTGGATTTTTTACATATAAATCTAGAAATTTAGTAGATTCATCATATCTTAAACAAGATTTTCCAAGTGGAGTATCACCATGTGTAAATCTAGTATAATTTTTAAAATTATACCAAAATGCAATATCTTTACCTGATACAATTTCAAATCTATCGTAATTTTCGTTCTTTTCCCTTTCGGCTTTGAACATATTTACGAATGTTTCAATATCTATTGGAGGGCAAGGTATAGGACTACCTTTTGGATTATTTACAGGAAATGAATCACCAAATAAAAGTTTAATGACTTTACCAACTTTCATTTCAGATCTTTTTTCTTTCCATGCTTTTTGCGAATATTTGTAATCGTATTCCCTTTGTAATTCTTTTACCTTATTAGAATAAATAAAACTAATAGTATCATTAGATTCTCCAATATCAAGATATGATATAGGATAACTATTATAATATCTAAATTGTTCTATTATGGTATTAGATATACGATGATTAATTTTACTAAGTAATTCAATTAATCTTTGTGATCCATAAATTGTAATACAATCTCTTTTCATATTTTATAATTAATATATTAATAATTTTATTATTTTATACAAAGATATAACAATATTCTAAATTAAAAAACAATTTTAAAAAATTTAACATTTAATTTTTTGGTGGTGGAATAACAACCTTTTCTTTCATAATATTTATGATGTCTATAATAGAAATTGGTTTATAGTTTATCATTTCACAAGAAACATTAAATATTCTACCTGGGTGATTTTCAAAATAGTGTTTTGAATTATCGTGAGTATGTCCACATATATGTATAGAACCTCTCCAAATGCCTTCCCATGACCATATAGGGTAATGAAAAAGAACAAATTTATAATTTTTATCATTATATTCATAATTAAATGTATAATAATCTTTTATCCATTCAAATCTATTAATACATTTATTTATTACTCTATCTTTGTCGTGATTACCTCTAATAAGATATATTTTACCATTCAATTTACTAAGTATCATTGAAAGTAAATTACCATTCATTTTATATGATAGGTCTCCCAAATAATATACTTCATCATCAGGTTTAACCACTGAATTCCATGATTCTATCATTGACTTATTCATTTCCATAATATCATGAAATGGTCTATTTTGCATAAATATTATTGCCTTATGCCCCCAATGGTTATCACTTATAAAATATATCATAATTTTTATTGCATTTAGATACAAAGATAAGAAATAAAAAGTTAAATAACAAATATTTTGTTTTATAAATTTTATATATATTCTAAAATATTTAAAGTCTAAAATTATGAAACATATTAAAACATATAACGAATCGATAATACATCTTTTAAAAGGTAAAAGTAAGGATGAAATGAAAAACATAGTTTATAGTTTACCATACTATAAAAAATATGTTTATATAGAAAAACATGATTTATATGATTTATTTACTGAAAAAGAATTAGAAGAGTTTGAATCTAAATCTCCTGAAATAAGTGAAATGGGAAAGTGGTTTGATTTCCAAGTTGAAGATAAACAATACCATATTCTTATTCAGGGTAATGATATAGATACAATTATTATATTAGATGAAAATCTTAAAGAAATAGAAGATTATGATACATTTAAGTATATAAATGAAATGGAAGATTACTTAAAACCTTATTTATAAAATATGAAACATATTAAAACATACAACGAATCGATAAGACATTTTTTAAAACCAAAAGATGAAGAAGATATATTAAAAACTATAAATAAATTAACACCTAAAGATAAATTATATAAAGGGTGTACATATGGTATATTGTCTGTTGTTAAAGAAGCAATAGAAAAAGACGGAGTTGATCCATCAATTAGTAGAAATGAACCATTAGAAATAGCATGTGAACATGGTAATATAGATATTGTTAAATATTTATTAACTTTTGATTCAGTTGATCCTTCTACAGATAGAAATAGCCCTATTATATCTGCTGCAATGTATGGGTATGAAGATTTGGTAAAACTATTATTAAAAGATGATAGAGTTGATCCATCTGATAAACATAATAGAGCATTAAAAAAAGCAGATCAAAATAAACATAATAAAATTGTTAAAATACTTTTAAATGATGATAGAGTTATAAATAGATTAAAAATGGATGATGAATTATCATTTTATATATCGAAAAAAGATGATGAAAATATAAACGAAAGTCTAAATATATCTAAGTATAATTGGGAATATAGTAGAATAGATAATAAAGTAGGTAAATTATATTATGCATCAAAATATAAATTGTCGGTCGCAAATCTATATGAACTATCTAAATTATTAACTAATTTTTCTGATAAGGAAGTAATGTTAATGACAATAACATCAATATCAATATTAACAAGGGAAAATAAAGAAAAAGTTAGTAAATTATTCGAATTATTATCACAATATAATATAAATCAGAAAGATATAGATAATTTAGTTAATAAGTTTACTACTATAAAAAATATATTTAAGGTTGTTGCATCAAAATATGATATAGTAATAAATAATATTTATGATATGTTATTGAATACGTCTTTATTAATACCATTTATAAACGTTTTAATGACATTAATAAACCAACAAAAGTTAAATGTAGATAATTTATTTAAACCTTTAAATGATATTAAAAATGAATTAGGTGACGATAAATACAATTTAATGTTTGATAGGATTGAAAGGAAATTATCTATAATGATATCAAATACATCTAAATTTAAAGATGTCAAATATACTGAACCATATAGAAAAAGTCATGAATTAAAACCAATTCATATGAGAACAAAAAGAATTACACTTTAATGAAATATTTAAAACCATATAGTGAATCTATAAAACATCTTCTAAAACCTAAAAATAAAGAAGATATTTCAAAATCAATAGAAAAATTAGATAATAGAAGTAAACTTTTAAAGGCTTCAGAATATGGCATTTTATCAATAGTTAAAGATGTAATAAATGATGATAAGTTTAATTATGAACTAGATGATTTTGCATATTCAAATGCACTTTTTAGTGCTGTTTATAATAATCATATCGATATAGTTAGATTTCTTTTACAATTTAAACAGTGCGATCCAACTTATTTATCGATGGCATCAATAGTATACGCTAATAAAAATTGGAAAATGTTAGATTTATTACTTAAAGATGAAAGAGTGATAAAATCATTAACTCCTTATCAATTAGGTATTTATACTGACAGAGTTAATTATGAATTAAATAGAACAGATGAATCTATTAAACATCTTTTAACTATCGCTAGTGAAAATTGGTATACAGAAATTTATAATTATTTACAAAATAAATTTAATACAAATGAATCAATAAAACATCTTTTAAAACCTAAAAGTGAAGAAGATATAAAAAATTCTATAATGAATTCAAATTCATCAGATAGACTAGATAAAATTTTTAGATTTAAGTTAAATCACTTATTTAGCGATGATGAAATATTAGAAATATGTAAAGATCTAACACCAGATGAAAAGTTATATAAAGGTACAAGACACAATATACCAATTTTAATTAAACAGTCTATATTAGATGGTGTAAATACCGGTAAAAATAATCAAATGTTAATAAAATTCGCATCACAAAATGGTTATTCTGATATTATAGAAATGTTATTAAAAGATGATAGAGTTAATCCAATAGTTCATAATAATTTACCAATAGCATACGCTGCAGAAAATGGTCATTTAGATGCTGTTAAAGTATTAATGAATGATAAAAGAGTTGATCCATCAGATTATAATAATGCTGCTATAAAATATGCATTAAAAAATAAACATTTAAGTGTAGTTAAACAATTGATGAATGATAAAAGAGTTGTTGATAAATTAGAACCAATTGATAAACAAAATATTAGAATAGAATTAGAATATGGTTATAAGTCTTTATTTAAAGATATAGAAAGAAAAATGAAATCAAACGAATCAATAAAACATTTTTTAAAACCTAAAAGTAAAGAAGATATTTTAAAATCAATTGAAAAATTATCACCACATGAAAAATTACAACACGCATGTGAATATGGTATTCTTTGGTTATTTAAACAATCATTAGATGAAGGTGCTAATCCTGCATATCAAGATAACTATCCTATAAGATATGCATCAGCAGGTGGATATTATACAATAGTTAAAATATTATTAAGTCTTAATGGGGTTAATCCATCAGATTTAAATAATTCTGCAATAGTTATGGCATATTATTATAAACATAAAGATATTGTAGAATTGTTATTAAATGACAAAAGAGTTAAAAATAGTCTTTCTAAATATGATTTAAAAAGATATAAAAAATATATAAAATTTGATATAAGAGAATCATTAATTAATGAATTTATTGATTATGAAGTAAAATATTGGGCATTATACTATCATATTTATGATAATTTTTTCTCCAAATTAGATAATAGAGAAGAAATTCAAGAATTAAGAAATAAACTAATTGATGAATTTGGTAAAGAATTAGCACCAGTTATCAACTTTTTTGCTGATTATAGACTTAAAAAATTGGATATTTAAAAAATATATTGTATATTTGTACCATAAAAATCTAACATTATGGATAAAAATACAGAAACACCTAAATTCTTTAGTGAAAACGTATGGTTAAAAAGATTAGGATTTGTAATTTTAATTTTAGGTATGTATCCTGGTATTGTTGCTGAATATCCTGTATATGTAGATTATATTATTAAATTTGTAGTTGGTGCAATTATTTTATCATATGTTTTAAAAATGGTAGTTGGATTTTTTAAATCTCTTCTAACTTAGACATTCTATTTAATAATTTTTCAATTTTTTCTTTTCTCATCAATAAATCATAATCGATACTTTCAGCCCAATCATATATTATATTCATGTCTATATCATTATATGATGAATGTGAATTAAAATCAATTGTCATTTCTTCAATAATAGCGTTATAAAAAACCATACATGTATTATCATATATTATTAACTTTGATGGTTTTTTAGTATTACTAATTTTAGTATTATTGGACATAGTTAAATATATTTCATATAATTTATTTATAACATAATGATTATTATCTACTTTTAATCGTATATTATTTGTAAATATTTGAGAATTATTATTTTGTGTTAATGTCATATTTCCCTTTGAAATATTAAATTTTACATCTAATCCATCATATTCATATATACAAACCATTAAACAAAAATTGTTTTTTAATTATATAGATTAAAATATAAAATGTTTTTTATTTAGATAAAAAATCATTCCAACTAATCCATTGTTTAATACTTTTATAATATCGATATGGATTTTTTGGTAATTTATAATCATTATTTCCTTTTATATTTTTATGATATTCTCTAGATGTTTTGATATTTAATTTTCTTATTAATATTTTAGCATCATTATATGATATAAATTTTTTATTATTACAGTTATCTTTACTTGTTCCTAAAAAATCTTTCCACCCTAACCAACCTCTGTTTTTCTTTTTATAATAATTTTCTGGGTGATTTGGTATTATTTCGGGTATTTTATTTTCTTTCACTAATATTTTCCAACTTTTAACGTTTGATATATTTAAATTATTTTTAATCCATTTTTTAGCATCATCATAAGATAAATAATTCAAAGATTTTAAATTATCTTGTAATTTTCCGGTTCCAAAAAAATCTCCCCAACTTATCCAACCATTATTTTTATATACTCTATTTGGATCAAACGGAATATTCATATTCTTTAAAAATATCTTATTTTTAATCCATTCTTGTCTGCATGTAATATTATTAGATTGTATTATTTTTTTAGATTCATCATAAGATATAAATTTTATATTTTTATTTGATATTCTACCAGTTCCTAAAAAATCTCCCCAACTTATCCAACCTCTATTTTTATTATTATAATATCTATCTGGTCTATTTGGTATTATTTCTGGTATTTTATTTTCTTTTACTGATTGTTTCCAATTTTCAATTGTATTAATTTTAATTAAATTATCTTTAATCCATTTTTTAGCTTTATTATAAGATAAATAATTTAAAGATTTTAAATTATCTTGTTGTTTTTTTGTTCCTAAAAAATCTCCCCAACTTATCCATTCATTTTTTGATTTAAAGTGTGTATCTGGTGAATATGGTATATTATGTTTTTTGATAATTATATCATAAAATTTAAACCAATCATTTTTACTTTTAATATTTAATTGGTGAACTATTCTTTTTGCTTCTATGTATGATTTATTATATAAAAAACCATGACCTGATTCTCCTCCTATTGTATGATTTGTTAAATTAGAAAAATAAGAAATCCAGTATTGTTCTCTATCTATCCAATTATCATTATTACATTTTTCTAATAATAAAATATTAATATTATTATTTTGACTTAACTCTTTATTAATCCATTTTTGTTTGTGTGTTTTATTGTTTTTAATTGAATCTTTTATATGTTCATTTAATCTTTTATTTAAATTATTTGTTTTACCAACATATCTAATATTAGTCTTATCATTCGAGTATAATCCATAAATATAAATCATAATTTTTTGATTTGTTTTTTATGGTATATATAAAAAAAATACACCCAAAAAAGAGTGTATTTAAAAATATTTTTTTATTTATTTATAGCTATTTGATCTAATCCGCCATAATCAATAGTTTCTTGGCTGGTCATCCAATAATCTCTATCACAATCTTTTTCTACTTTTTCATATGGTTGTCCTGTTTTATCTGATATTATTTTATATAATTCTGTTCTAGTTTTTTCAATTTCTCTAGCGGTTATTAATATATCAGAAGCTGTTCCACCTACACCGCCTATACTGGGTTGGTGTTGCATAAATCTAGAATGCTTTAAAGCCGATCTTTTTCCTTTTGTACCTGATATAGCCAATACAAAAGCCATACTTGCTGCAATACCTGTCACCATAGTTGAAACATCATTTGATATAAATTCCATAGTGTCTAATATGGAAAGACCTGATATAACTGATCCACCTCCACTAGATATATATAATTGTATATCAGAGTTTTGATCTATAGAATTTAAAAATAATAATTGAGCAGTAATAATATTACCAACCGTATCATCTATACCAGTACCTAAAAATATTATTCTATCCATAAGTAATCTACTGAATACATCCATACTAGCTATATTCATTTGTCGTTCTTCAATAATAGATGGATTAATATAACCACCGATAACTTTCCCATATTGGTGCATTGCAGTAGCACTAACACCCATGTCCTTTCTAAATAAATTGAAATCTTTTCCTAAACTGTTAATCATAATTTAATTGTTTTTAGTTATTTATATAATATTTTATTAAGTTCTTTTCTTATTATTTTTTCTTTTTCAAATGCTTCTATTTCATATGGTCTCTTATTATATGGTACATCAATAAAATATATTTTTTCACCTTTATATTCTAGGTAATATTTATCTGATCCTGGATAAATTAATGTACCATCTCTATATTGTTGAATATGTACCATTTCATGAGACAATAATGTTATTATCATGTTTCTAGGAAATGTGCGACCTAAAAATATATAATATTTATCTTTTTCATATAAGTTTGGAAATGTATAACCATATATTTCATATTTATCTGTATTCATATTAATGGGTGATGTAAAAATATCAATTTGAATAGTATCAATATTTAATATTTTATTTGTTATTACCATTGATATAGTATCAGCATTTTTTAAATCTGTATAATTGTTAACAATAACAGTATCAGGGAAATAGAATGTATTTAATTCTTTATCCTTTTTAATAAAAAGATAAAACAAAAATAATAAAAATATTATTATTAATATCAATAATGTTGGTTTTTTTCCCATAATTTATTATTAAGTTTATTTAATTTTAAAATTCTTTGTACTTCTTTAAGTTTTAAACACTGTTCCCTTAAATATTTTGTTTCATTTAAAACAAAATCATATGGAAAATTATTAATATCGTCATTATAATGATTTGTATCAAATCCAATGATCCATAAACATTTATCTTCATTAAAATCTGAAAATGTTAAACCACCGTGTATAATAACATATTTATTTAATTCACTATAATTTTTTTTATAAAAAGGGTGCCATTTAGGGATACCAACATAACCATTGCCCCAACCACCGTGTATAATAACATATTTATTTAATTTACTATAATTTTTTTTATAAAAAGGGTGCCATTTAGGGATACCAACATAACCACCTGGTAAATTCATAGATATTTCCCATTCACCAAGATTAGTATCAGTTTTTATATCATGTAAATGATTTTTAATTAGATATATAGGTAATTGTTTATAATTAGGTAATTTATATTTATTAAATTCCATTAAAATTTTCTGATTTTGATAATTCTTCTAATAATATTTTTTCTTCTTTTGTTATTTTTTTAGGTATATCTACATTTAATATTATATAAATATCTCCTTTATTATTTCTTTGATCACATAACCCCTTTCCTTTTAATCTTAATGTACTATTATTTTGAGTGTGTGGTTTTATATTTATAGATACATCGCCATCTAATGTTGGTATTATTGATTTACCACCTAATATCATTTTTGTAAAAGGTATATATAATTCATAAATCAAATTTACGCCATCTCTTTTTAATTTATCATGTTCTTTAACAGATATATGTACAATTAAATCACCGTATATTCCACCACTACCAGGTCTATATGGTGAGTTTCCCTTAGTTCTTATTTGAAATTTATCTCCGTCATTTACACCTTTTGGTATCTTGATGTTTAATTCTGTTTGTTCATCAATAACACCAGTACCTATACAACTACTACAGTTATTGGTTATTACATATCCGGAACCATTACATTTATCACAATTTACAATTGTGGATGTAAACCCAAACATTGTTTGTCTACCCATTCTTAACTTACCAACACCATCACATTTGTCGCATTTTTCATGTTCACCACCAAATCCATTACATGATTTACATTTTACTTTTCTATTATATTTTACATTTTTATCTAGTCCATCTCTGACATCATATAAATCAATATTTATTTTTAATCTTAAATCTTCACCTTTATTAACACTTCTTTGATTAAAACTACCTCCACCAAAACCGAATCCACTAAAAATATCATCAAAATTTATATTAAATCCACCCATAAAATCATCATAATTAAATCCACTATTGAAATTTTTAGTGTTACCATAACGATCATAATTTTGTCTTTTTTGGGTATCTGATAATACTGAATATGCTTCTGATATATCTTTGAATTTTTGTTCTGATTCTTGGTTATCAGGATTTTTATCAGGATGATATTGCATGGCTAATTTGCGATACGCCTTTTTTATTTCATCGGGTGTTGCATTTTTATCTACACCTAGTATATTGTAATAATTCATAAAATAAAATTATTTTTTATTAATTGTTGTCCAATCATTAAAATATATTGAAGTATCTAAATTTGAATCAAATTTAATTGATGCTTTTTCATATATTATTTTATAACCTCTTAATGTTAATTTTCTAATTTTTCGAATAGTTCCTTCAGGATATAAATAAATATCTCCAAAAGAATCTTGTTTATGTATTGTTGGTTTATTATCAATTTCTAATATCTTCATAATTAATAAAAGTTTAATATTTTGTTAATATTTTATTTTTTAACCTATTACACTCATCATAATCTTCTTTATGTAAACTTCTTATTAATTTTCTAAAAAGAATAAATATTTGTGGTAATTTAGGAATTTGTGTTGGGTTATTTTCAATTTGATTTCTATATTTTAAAGTATATTCACTATTTATACTTTCTAATTTATCAATAATATGAAATGCCATTTCATTATATTTGGCAATTGACATTATTGGTTTAATTATATCATCACTCAAAGGATTAAATAAATCTTATTGACTTATATTTATTATTTTTTCTTTATATTTATCAGAGTCATGCATGACTTTTTTAGATTGTTCATATAAGTCTTGAAAATCTTTATATAATTCATTATATATAGTTATATCCATATTATTTATATTATTGTAAAGAATATTGATATTAAATCAATATTCTTTTTGTTAAACAATTTTTGTGCCTTTTATTTAGAATATGAAAATGTGTCATACTATTTATCTAATATTTTTAATTTTTCTTCATTTGTCATATTTTCTATTTTAGATTTTATTCTAACATCAATTTGTTCTGTTTTTATTCTATCATCAACTTCTTGATATTTTTTTTCGATATTTAATTGTGTATCTGATTTTTCAAAATTTAAATTTAAATTTTCAAAATCTTCAATAAATATTTCACCATCACCACTTTCAGGAAAACTAATATTTACTTTATCACCAACTTTTGTAACAATTATTTTGTTAGATATTGTAGATGAAGATACGAATATTTTATTAGGATATTCTTTAATAACAAAATAATAATAACTATCGCTACTCCTTATATCAACACCAATTCTATCTATAGTACCAGTTAAATTAATATTTTTAGTATCTGATGATGGCGATATAACATTACCATTACTATTTAAAACTGATCTATAATTTCTAATAGCGTCCTGAATATTATCTCCTACTCCAACAATTTGATATTTTTCATATGATACAAGAGCAATACTTTTTATTAATCCTTCTTGATCTTTTAATGCCATAACATATGTCCATACCCCATTAATATTATATGGTCTAGGAAAAGATGCAATATAATTTTTTTCTGGCATTCTTTGTTCTGCTGATCTTTGTGCAGCACTTTCAATTGCACCTGATGTTCTATATAATCTTGTTTTTTTAGTTCTTGTATCAACCATAACAAAACCAAGACTAGCATTATCTCTACCAACTGATGTTATACTACTGTAGTAATAACATTTCCCATCTTCACCATATACTATTTGTACACCATCACTTAGTTGCCTTTTATCTCTACCACTCCAATTCCATGCACCATGTATATATCTACCCCAATCATTTACCTGACTAATAATAAAAAGACTTGGTTGTATTCTATCTACCCATTCTGGTGTATCTTCAATACTATACTCTTTAATATCACCATTTTTAGGATTTACTATTATAGTACCAATTGCATCTCTACCTAAATATCCAACTTTTTTATCATATAGTGTAACAACATACCATGGCATCATATTATCATCCAATTCAAAACTAATATCAGTGAATGCTTTTGTTTTATATCCATTTTTGTATATATGTCTTTGTAAATAATCACCAACATATGCACCTTCTTGATATTTTAATTTAACATCTTCTCCATTAATATTAGTTATCAATCTAACATCTTTATCATTATTAGCATTAACAATCATATAACCAGTTGTTCCTTCTTTATTTCTTCTCCATTTCCAAAAACCAGAATGATTCAAAGGGGCAACATAATATAGTTTATTATTTACTTGTTGTAAAGTAAATTCACCAATTTCAACTTGACTACCTAACGACATATTTTCATCAACTAGTTTTTTATCAGCTAATTTAGCCGCTGTTTTATGATCAATTATTATAATATCATCTGGTGATGTTGGACTCATATCTATACTTAGTGTTTTTTCTTCAACTCCATCCAATAATTTTTGATAATCATGTGCTCTAAATACTGGCATTGTACCAATTGGTAATATTATAAAAAATATTAAACCTATTGACATTAATCCTAATGATATAGATGTTCGATATGTTTTTTTAAATTCGGATCCACCATATTCATTACTTTTAAAATCAAATAATATATAAACAACACCCATCAATATTAAAATGAAAGGCCATCCTACAAACCCGTAATTTAAAACAGGTAAACTAAAGTAAGTAAAATACCAACCTGTGAAAATAACAGTAAATAAGGCTATTATATCCTTAATACTAAAATCATTTTTTTGTTTATTCTTCTTTGCCATATTTTTATTTTTTAAATTATTTACAAGTATACTAACTTATATTTTCAAAACCAATATTTCTTTTAATAAAATTGCAATTATTTATCAATTTATCTAAATTATCTAAAGTTGATGCATAAATTAGAAATCCGTGATTTTTTAGATTTATAATACCATTACTTTTATCGCCAAGTTTTGATATAGATATAAATTTAAAAATACTATTAACCTCTCTTACATCACCACATAGATTATATTTTTCTGTAAATGGTACACCATCAACATAATAATGCCCATGTATCATAAAATTTATATTTGGGAATATTCTATATAGTTGTAATTGAATAGGGGTATCTACACTAGGTTTATATTTACCGTTATATTGAACTATATCATAATCTAATTTAACCAAAACTAAATCATCGACTGTTAATCTGTTTTTATCAACATTTCTTCTACTTACTAATATCGAATCATTATTAAATCTAATTGACGGTAACATTTTATCACACCTAGTTGAGCAATTACCAAAATATCTACCACCCATTGATTCTGTTTTATCTGCAACTAATTTATTTAAATCTATAAATTGTTGATAATCAGATAAATCTAAAATATCATTAGATACACTAATAGATTTATATCGTATACTATCATTTGTAAAATTATAAATATCTTTTATTTTATCATATAGATTATTCAAATCTGATGTATTACACCAAACATTACCTAAAGCATCTATTAATTTAAAATTAAATGGTTTTTCATTTGTTCTTATTGATATTACGGCATTTGCGTTCATTTTAAATATTCTTGATACCGCATCAATATCTGTAACATCATCATGAATTAGTTTTGAACATATTAAAACTGAACCTTTTGGTTTTTTTGGATAATTCTTTTCTTCGTTATTAGATATGTTTGCGAACCATAGGATAAGATCATAATCATTTAATTTAACATTTATTAAATCGTCTATTGTGCCGCCATTTAATGAATCACATTGTAATAATTCAGATAATTTCTTAACAATAGATGATGATTTTGGAATTTCACCAAAATCACCACCTATTATAATGCATTTATTTTTTTCCATTAAACTTTAATTAAATTAAACATAATACAAAAATAACTAAAATTTTAAATATTTCCAAATTTATTTTTCAAAATATGGTTTAATATTAAGTCCTCTATCTTCAAAATCTTTACGAATTAAATTTTCTATATAACGAGATCTATTGGTATTTAAATTTTCTAATCGTTCATCTATTAATGGGATTAAATCATCATTTATAGATACACTTATCTTTTGTTTCTTAGAATATCCTAGTTTTTTCTTATTCATAATTTTTTTTCTTTTATATACTTAAAAAATTATTTTGTTTATCTTTAAAAATAATCTAAAAATATTACTTTTTGACTTTTAATATTTAATATATACTATAAAACAATAGAATAAAATGAAAAGAAAAAAAATTAAAACAAATATATCTATTTCAATTGATATAAAATTGAATGATATTATAGATGAAAAAATCATAAATAAATCTCAATATATTGAATGGTTAATATACCAAGATATTAAAAATTTTATAAATGATGATAGAATTAAAAAAATAATCATTTAAATTATGGAAGAGTGTAAAATATGTAATCGAATCTTTAGTAGTCGTAGAGGATTATGGCAACATTTGAGATATAGTCATAATAAAATGTCTAAAAAAGATTATTTTAATAAATATTTTAAGAACGGTACAATAGGTATTTGTCCTGTGTGTGGTAATGATACAAAATTTAATTTTAGAGGATTTGGTTATTTTACACATTGTTCAGTTAAATGTGCTACAAATAATCCAGAAATAAAGAAAAAAATTGTAGAATCAAATATTAAAAAATTTGGAGTTGCGAATAATACACAGTTAGATTATTATAAAAAATTAAATAGCGATATTTATAAAAACAAAACAGAAGAAGAAAAACAAATTATTAAAAATAAATCAATAAATACTTGTTTAAAAAAATATAATGTTGATAATCCTGGTAAATCAGAAATAATTAAACAAAAAATGAAAGACACATGTTTAAAGAATCATGGGGTTGAATATTCGCTTAATAGAAAGGATGTTATAGAAAAAAGAAAACAAACAAATTTAAAAAAATATGGAACCGAAAATGTTTTTCAAAACCCAGAAATAATTAAACGAATAAGAAAAATATTATCAGAAAAAGGTTATAGATTAAATACTGAAGATTATACTAAATTTGACGATTATTATAAAAAATGTGTTTCATTAACTAAAATAAATATTAGAAAATCTACATTTAAACAAGATTGGAATGGTTATGATTACTACGATGGCGAATATATAAAAGATAATTATCAAATTTATAAATCAAATAATGAAAATTATCCAAATATAGATCATAAAATAAGTATTATATATGGATTTTTAAATAATATTAATATTGAAGATATATCATCTGTAGATAATTTATGTTTTACTAAGAGAAAACATAATGCTAGCAAACAATCAAAAACAGAAGAACAATATAAAATAAAAGATTGAATTTTAATATTTTATATTGTATAAATTGAGCATCCAATATTACATGATCTGCATTTTTGGACATTTTCTCTGAATTTTATAGTTTTTTTGTTGAACCATATATCTTGCATTACATTATTACAATTCAAAACTGATAATCCTTCTTTCCATTCACCATTACCTTCTGCGAAAGAACAAGGAAAATAATCACCATTTACATTAATATAACTACTATATATTGATGATTCACATGGATCTATGTATGTTCTCATATAATCATATGTTTTATTTTTATTAATAAAATTAAAACATTTAGCTGCACTACAGCTATCAAAACCAATCCCTATATTATTATCAATTGCAAATTTAAATAAATTGTCAAATTTTTCTTGTGATAATTTGTTAAATTTACCAATACTTCTACCTTTTTCTTTTAATGAAAGAAGAACAACACTATAAACATTAGATAATCGATAATCTGTTTTAACATCATTTAATATTTCTAATGTTTTTTCATATGTTTCTTCACTGATCATCACGTGTATATTGGTTTGTTTTAACCCTCTATCTGTCAATCCTTTTATGGTATTATAACTTTTTTCTTTATCATAAATACTTACGGCACATGCTCCTACTACATTAGATAATTTATCTAAATCTTCTTCTGTTACATCACCGTTTATAGTAATAGTTGGAATTATACCATTATATCTAGTATATTTCAATATTTCCCATAAATTTGGACATAGTGATATAGAACCAATACCATATGCAATAGTTATTACGCTTGGTGGTAGTTTATGAAAAATAGTTTTAAAATCATCAAAAGATATATTTTTTCCTTTAAATGATGTATTACTTTTATAGCAAAACGGACAACCCATATCACAAAGTTCAGATATTTCCCAATCCACTATTTCAATTGTAGTATTAATTTCACTACCATCAGTATCTAAATCCAACATGAATTCTTTAGCATTAAATTTTTCGCCCCATATATTACACCATAAGATATATAAATCAACTTTATCTTTACTTAATTTTGATTCTTTTGTATAATCACCTTTACCCCATCTAATAAAAAAACCATTATTTTTATCAAAAAAGAAATTATATTCACTACTTCTTAGTGCTTTATAATTTTCAGTATCCTTAATAGTTGCAATAGAACCATCAAATAGTGATATATTTGTTATTTTTTCCATTAAATAATATTTAATTTTTCACAAAGATAAAAAATAAAAATTGATTTTACAAATTAATTATATTAAACTATTTTCTATATTATAATGATTTATGAAATTAATTACTGATTTATAAATAGATTCAATTAAATTATCACTATAAACATGTGTTATTACAATTTTATCAAAAGAATACTTACCTACTTGACTTATAGTAACTACATAATTATTTTGTTCTGTGTTTTTAATAATCGTTTTATAATAATATCCATCTATATCTAATTTTTTTAAATTGGATATTTTTTTAATAACTTCTAATAACCAATCATATGACTTATCAAATTTTAAAATCCCATCCTTATCATTCAATAATAATGTATCAATTATTGAAATATCATTTTTAGTAGATTTCCATGAATTAGATTCTTTATTAAATTCTAAATTCATAAAGTCTGCAATAATTTTATTAGAATTAGTCATAATTATTTATTTTTAGATTTTATTATTAAATATAATATTCTCCATGATGAATATAATATAACCCATGTAGCAAAAAACCACCACCATTTAAGAGCTAATGTTATAGTAATCACAAATAATGTTATGATTATTATTAAGATTAATGATAATGCTTCTCTTTTATCAAACCATTCGTTTGATTTAATTATGAAATTTTTCATATTTTATACTATTTTTTGTGGTATATTATCATCAAATAACATTGACATATTTAATTGACTTTGTAACATTTCTAAAAATAAATATTTACACATAGTCCATTCATAATTATCACCTGTTCTACTAACTATTTTACCTTTATCATTATAACGAGGAGCGGTCTTATTAATATTATATTTCAACATTATATCATAAAATTTCTTTTTACAATCTGATATGGTATCAGTGTCATTAAATTTTAATGATATAATTTCTTTTGCGATATCTTTCATTTTATTTTCCATTTTTAACATTTTTAACAATTAATTGATTATCAATTTGTTCCAATTCTATTTCTTGGATATCTTTTGTTGATTTTATATGATCTATAAATTCAATAAAACCATATTTAAATGATTTATCACAGTCGAAATATCTATATAATTTATTTAATTCATTTGTTGTGAATGTATAGTTATCAGAATGTCTTAGTACGGTTATTTGTTGATCTAAAATAGAACCAAACCAATATGTTCCTTGTGTCATAAATTTTATACCATTATCTAATTTAAGAGCAAGTCCATTATTTAATTCTATTACTTCACCTTCATAAGTTCGATAACCTAGATTTTCATATTCAGAATGATTTGGAAAAGGTTTAGGTTGTTCTAATTCATAATTAGTGGTAACAGAAATAATATTACCAACTTTCCAAGGATCAATGTAATCACTAATATTAAAAATAGGTATATTTTCAAGTTCAAATGAAGAGTAAATAACCCTTTTAGTATTTTCACAAATTGCATTCAATTTACCTTTTGGTGTTCCATCATTTTTAAATAGGTACCATCCTCTACCTACACCACTGATACCTACTGCAAATCCAACACCATAATCACCGATTTCTATTTTATCATCTGTAGTGATAACATAACCTTGTTTTACTCTAAATAGATTTTTATTAATTATCGCTTTCATGTTTTATCTTTTTTAATATATCTTTTTTAAACTTATCAATATTGAATGTAAATTCACCATCAGTAATAGTATAAAATTTATTATTTATTTTAAACTTCATACCTACTAATGAACCTTTTTTCATTCTATTTATAATGCGTTTTTTATATTTAGAATAAATTTTTTCTGCTAATTTACTACTTCTACCATCCATAATTATTCATCTAATAATTTTTTTGATATTTCTAATATTCTTTCTTTTCTTTTCGATTCTTCTTCTTTATAATATAGATCTTCACAATATTCATTAAATTTATAATTTATATCATCTTCAAATATTTTTAAATATTCTATTGGATAATCTGTAAATTGAGCTAAATAATATTTCTTTTTGTTATAAAAATGTTTAGGTTGTTCAATTACAGATATTTCTATATTAATAGTTTCTTTATTATAACTTAAAACAAAATTAACAAATGTACTTTTATTTAACCACGAATCAACTGATTTTAAATCTATTGTTTTACCATTTGATGTATATTCTTTAATTAATTTAACAATATCATTTTGATATAATTCTTTTATTTTTGTATTATGTATATGAGTATAGATTCTAATACTATCAATATATTTAAATTTTTTAAATAAAATATTATTATTTTCCATTTTTAACATTTTTAACAATTAATTGATCACCATTTTGTTCTATTTCTATTTCTTGTATATCTTTTATTGATTTTATATAATCCGTAAACTCAATAAATTCATCTTTAAAAGATTTTTCACGATTAAATTTTCTATATAATTTTTTCAATTCGTCTAATGTAAATACATAATCATTTGATTCTTTTACTATAGATACACTTTGATCTAAAATAGAACCAAACCAATATGTTCATTGTGTCTTAAAAATTATACCATTATCCAATTTAAGTGCTAATCCTTTATCAACTTCTACTACTTCACCAGTATATGTTTGAAATTCACTATTTTTATATTCTCCTTTCAATGGATAATCTTCACTTTCCATTAATTCATTATTAGTTGTAACAGAAATAATATTACCAACTTTCCAAGGATCAGAATATCCATGTATACTAAACATTGGTATATTTTCAAGTTTAAATGAAGAGTAAATAACTTTTTTGGTATCTTCACATATTGCGTTCAATTTACCTTTTGGTGTTCCATCATTTTTAAATAGATACCATCCTCTACCTGATGCAGGAATACCATGTGCAAATCCAATACCATAATCACCAATTTCAACTTTATCGTCTGTGGTAATAACGTATCCTTCTTTTACTTTAAATAAATTCTTATTAATTTTTGCTTTCATATTTTATATTTTTAATAATAAATTTATTATTTTTTTCTATTTCAAATTCAATTTTTTTGGTGTATTTATAAAATATAATACTCTATTAAACTCATCATCATGATTTAATTCACCTAAAGTTGCATGAATTGCTGTATCATATATAAACCTAAGTTGTTCTTTTGTATATTTACGATCTACTTTAGACAATTCTGCATATGGAATATTATCAATTTTAAAATTTATAGTAGCAATAATTTTTTTAGCATACTTATAAAAAGATGAATATTCAGTAATATCAGAAAGTGATGTTCTAATTTTATTTTGAAATGTATCAATATATAATATATTGGGTTCTTTTATTTCTTCATCATTGGTAATAACGTATCCTTCTTTTACCTTAAATAAGTTTTTATTAATTATTGCTATCATGTTTATATTTATTTAAAAATTAAAGTGTATTGATATTTGAGTTGGATTCGAACCAACAGGCGGATGCCTCCTTTTCTACAACCATTCACATTTCTGCGGTCAGGAATCGAACCTGATATAGTAACCACTACTTACACACCGAGTTGAACGGGTTACCTACCAATTTGTTCAAATATCAATACAGTACAAAGATATAAAAATATTTTTAATAAACAAAATTAATATATGAATCATAATTTCATATCGCTTTAACAGTATTATTATAATTCCAAATTTTAACTAAATGATTATATTCATCATCATTCAATTTTCCTTTTAATGGTATCCATCCCATTACGCATGACGATTGTTTTAATCCATTTGGTGTATCATATACCCAATAGTAATCTTCTTCACCATCTACTACATCTACTAGTCTAACTACATTAAAAAAGTCTAAAACCAATGTATTTTTATATGGTTTTAATTCTTTTTTAAGTTCTATTAATGTTGACATTTTTAATCTATTAGTTTAAACTTTTTTAATATAGGATTCATGAAAAAACCAATAATAAATCCAACAAATGGATATATCCATGTTGATTCAATATTTAATATTTTCATTATTAATGCCAATATGATAAAAGTAATTAATAAATATAACAATTTAACAAGTATATTTTTCATTTTATTCTTTTTTAAAATCTCCATATTTCTTAATTAATCGTTCTAATTCTTTCTTTTCTTTTTCTTCTTCGTTTTTTTGTTTCTTTAATTTTTTTTCATCTTCTATTTCTTTATAGATAGAATTTAAAGGAAGTTTAATTTCATTTGATACTTCATAAATAATACATGATGATAATTCTGTTTCTCCTTGAAATTCTTCCTTAATTTTTTCAATCATTTTATCTTTAGCATCATCCATATTATCAGCATCAATAGTAATAAGTGTTCTTGCGCAACCAATTGTATAATCACAACCTTCACCTTTTTGTTTTAAGTAAGCTACAAATTTTCCCATTTTAATCTATTATTTTTATTGAATATGATGGTATATTATCATAAGTATAATATGCGTCGATATTAGTATATTTTGGATCTTTATATAATTTTAGTTTTGGTAAAGATTTAATATTTATTTTTAATTTAACAGGATTAAAATCTTTAATATATTGTGATTTATTAGATATAAATGAATTTAAATCATCAATACTTTCAAATAAATATATTCTATCGGGATGATTATCTATTATTTTATTGGATTTCGATGTTAATCCGATTTGTTTTATTTTATTAATATGTTTTTCATCTGTAACATGATATAAAAACAATTTAATACCTGTATCTTCAAAATCAAAATTTTTATTAAATACAATATTTAATTTTTCACTATTCATAAAAATATTAATGTTTAAATTTAAATATTCTGTTTCATTACTGTCTTTTTTATAAGATGATATATAATAACCAGAAATATTTAATAAACTAATAATATCATTATATAAATTTATATCTTTAATGGGTTTAAAATTTATTAAGAATATGCCATCTTCGGATTGTATTAGTTCATATTCATCTATTTTATATTTAGTTAAAATATCATTTAATTTTTCTTTGAATTTAGAGTATGAAAATGAGTATATTAATCCTTCTTGGATTAAATGTTCATTTTTATTTTCAAAGGCATCTTTAAATTGATTAAATTTTAACATTTTATATTTTTATTTTATTCTTATATATTAAAATTAAGAGTAGATAGTTCTAACTTATCAATAAACTCATATGAAAATATTTTTTCTTCATAAAATGAATATTGAAAATTAGTTGTATCCCACCCATCAGGATCAATTATTTCAATTTTGAATTTATCTTTTACTATATCATACCACTCATTTGATGTTTTTAAACCACTGATATTAGTAATATATTCTCTAATATTTTTAAATACTGACATAATTTATAATTTTTAAAAATTTAACATTTATTAATCTTCAAATTTAACTAGTTTATAAACATAACTATCTTCTTTATTATCTGAAAATTTATCCATCCATTTTTTAAACCATGACTTTTTAACAATAATTATTTGATATTTTTCTGTATATTCAGAAGCAACTTCTTGATTGATAATACCATCTTTAAATAGTTTATCTATTATCATTTCTTTACAAATATTTGCATTTTTTGTCATGCTATCAATTTCTACTAATACACTGTCTATTGTTCCCATATTTTTAATTTTTAATTTTTTCAATAAATTTACCAATTAATTTTCCAACTGTGGTTATAATCCAAACGGATCCAACTACTGCAAGAATACCATACCAAAATTCCATATCGGATAAGAAATTAAAATTTTCTATATTATTATAATTTAATTGTTCTAAAGTTATTCAATTCATCTAGTTCATCCCACATATCAGTATATAATCCTCTTACTTTTAGAGCATATCTAAAAATAGGATATTCATCAACATATACTTTATACATATGATGCCCTGATTCTTTTGAATTTTTAGTGTTTGCAATTCTATCACATAATTTTACAAAAATAGCAAAATCACTAACCCATATTTTAGGATATGTTTTAAAGTTTCTTTCCTTTCTATCCCACCCTCTTTCATTAGATACTCTAAATACAATATCTGCAATTTGTTCGTTAAATTGTTCTTTTAATTTATTAGGAGAAGAATCAGTATCTTCTATCACATCATGTAACATAGCTGCACTAAATACAATATCTACTTTATCTTCTGGAATATAATATGAGTATTTTTCAGCATTTTTAAGAACATCAAAAAGATGCACAGAATATGACTCATTCCCATATCTTTGAGAATCAGATGGTAAATCGTGCTTTTTACAAGCGTATTCTGTAGCTAATTGAAGAAATGTACTCATAATTTATAAATTTAAATACAAATATAATTATATTTTTTAATATTTCCAAATTAATCATAAGGTAAATTATTAGTGATTGATCTTATCCATTCTTTTGCTTCAAAAATCAATTTTTCTCTATCTTCATCTGACATTAATCCAAAATCATGTCTGTAAGACATACATACATTTCCTATGAATTTATCATCATTTTTTCTTTTATTAATATCTAACATATTAATAATTTCAATTTGTGCATCTAAAGGTTTAATTTTACCATTAGATACATCATCAAGTATTTTTATTATTGATTTCATTTAAGTATATTTTTAATATTTCATGATCAGTTAAACCATAACAACTACCTCTATCTGGATAATACATCATTGTTAAATTAGCCCACCCATGATTACCCATAATATCTTGTATAGGAAGATCATTCCACCAATTTAAAGAAGATATTTTTAATCTTCTTAATTTTAATTCTTTTAAAGTATTATTCATTTAGTTTATATTAAAATTTACCTTCAAATACAATCTTAAAACATTTTGGATGTATGTTATGTAATACATAGTATCCTCCTTTTCTTAAATTAACATCACTGTATAGTTCTTTTATGCACTTACCATCAATGGAATATATACAATAACCATCTTTATAATATTCACTATATTCTTTTCCTAAATTTTTAGCAAATAATTTAGCAGTTAATATATCATCCGTTAAATATATTCTATCAGGGTGTATTGATATTTTATTTTTAGATTTTGGAATAAACCCATATTTTAATATTTTATCTTTAAATTTTAGAGGTGACGCATGATATAATTTATTAGGGATTTTATCAATTTTTATATCATACTTAGCTTCTAAATATAAAGCAGATGGTATTATATCATCATTTATTTCTTTTGTCCACGTATCATTATCTATTTTTAAATGAGCAATAAAATAACCTAAATTATTGAATAGTGGTATATATTCTTTTAATTGTTTTTTAAAATTATCAATATATAATTCACCATCATCTTCAATAGATATATTTAAATACGGGAATCTTTTTTTAATTATATTTATAGATTTTTCTATTGGGTATGTTTTAATTAATCCTTCTATTAATACTAAAGATCCATTTTTAGTTTGATTTTTGAAACTATTAAATATATTAATATCATCATTAACCGATAATTCTTCTATATTATCAATATAATCATAATAATCTAATATGAATCTAAATTTATTTCCCATTATATATTTATATATTATTTTTAATATATTTAATTTTTTTTAATTTTTATAATTATACCATCTCCTTTTAATGGACACCAAATTGGAGTTTCAGTTGGTTTATCTTTTTTAAAACTATCATATATTTCTAATATATTTTCTATATCTCCCATAATTTTACACAAATTACAATATTCTATTGTATCATGACCAGTTGCATAATCATTATAATTAATTTGTTTAAATGGGCAGTCATTACAACCTTTAACTATAAATTCTATCATAATTTAATAATTTTTAATGTAAATAAATCTAGGTATGAAAATATCTAATTCTACTATTCTAGAATATCTAGCATCACATACATCACTTACACCACCTATCATAAATGATTCTTTTTTAATATCAATACCTCTACCTTGAAATTTAGATTCAATAGTTAAATATTCATCTGTATCTAAATCTTTAACATAATCTAGATATCCATTATCTTCATTATAGGTGATTTCTATGTTTTTTCCTAAATATTTAAATTTTATTTTCATAATATAATTGTTTTTAAAGTTTAATCCAATAATAACTAGTTATTCTTTTTTTTATTTACTATTCTAAGAATTATTATTCTATTAAATAAAAGTTTTGTTATTTGTATATCATCTTTAACTTTCATTTATCTTAACATTTTTGGTAAATTATATTTTTCAACTAAATCATATAAATCTTCATATGATACATATATAAATAGGAAAAAATCAATTGCACTTATTACTCTACACCCAATTTCACCGTATTTCCAACTTTCATTATATCCACCTTGAACAAATCTATCAATAACAACATTATGTGTATTTAATGATAATTTTTGATCAATAAATTCTTCTGCAGTAAATTTGTTAGTTTTCTTTCTTTGTATACTAGTTAATTCATCCACATGATGATCATATGATAATGATAATGCATATCTATATAATTGTTTAAGAATTTCTTCATCTTTAATAACACCAACATCAAAAAACCCATTCCAATATGATGTTTGTTCATTAAAATTATTAATGTTTTTCATTTTTTCTTAAATTTAGATTTTGTTTTTAATTCCTTTATTTTTTCTTCTCTATCTCTATTTTTAAAATAATCCTTTTCATCAATAAATAACCGACATATTTTTTTATCATTAACAATTTCACCATAGTATGGACTATTTGGGTGTTCACATTTCATGCACTGATCATCAACCCACTTATTTAATAATAAAGTAGATTCTGTATAATTAGAATATAAACAATCCAAACATGATTTTTCCATATTAATTATATATTAAATATTTTATAAAGATCCGAATAATTCTTGACTAATTGATTTACCATTACTAACTCTTTTAATAGCTTTAGCCAACATTTCATCAATTGATAATACTTTTATTTTATTACTTAATCCATGTTTAATTGGAATAGAATCAGTAACAATTAATTCTGTTAATTTAGAATTATTAATATTGTTATAAGCGTTACCTGATAGTATAGGATGACAAATAAGAGCTCTTACTGATTTTGCACCCGATTCCATCAAAAGATCAGCAGCTCTTGAAATAGAACCACCGGAATCGATTATATCATCAATTAAAAAGACATCTTTATCTTGAACATCTCCAATAAGTTTCATTGTAGAAATAACACCAGGTTTTGATCTTTCTTTATGGATAACGACTAAATCTGTTTGTAATACATTAGAATAACGACTTGCTCTTTTTGTTCCACCTACATCTGGTGTTGCAATAACCATATTATCAGTATCAAAATTTTCTTTAATGTATGGTATGAATACATAACTAGAACTTAAATGATCAACAGGTATATCAAAGAATCCTTGAATTTGATCACAATGCAAATCTAGTGTAATTATTCTATTGGCACCTGATGTAGTTAATAGATCAGCCATTAATTTTGCTGAAATTGGAACTCTTGGTTTATCTTTTCTATCCTGTCTAGCATAACCAAAATATGGTATTACTGCAGTTATTTTTTTAGCAGATGCTCTTTTTGCTGCATCTAACATTAAAAATAATTCCATCATACTATCATTAGAATTTGTTGATTGTATAATGAAAACATTATCTTTTCTAATCGATTGATTGTAATGAACTAATATTTCACCGTCTGTAAATTTTTTAAGTTCGATGTCATTTAGAATTGCTTCCTTATTATTAAAATAGGATTCAACTACCTTTTTAGATAGTTGGGGAATTGATGTACCTGAAAAGATTTTTATTGCCATATTTTTATTATTTTAGTTTTAAAAAAGATAAATTGGGTTTTGTTCGTTTAAATATAATGCAAATATAAATAAAAATTTTGATAAAATAAGTAAACACCAAAACCTATTTTTTGGTGATGTTCCATTATTTGTATGTTTTTCATCGTAAGTTATAAAATTAATAATTATAGTAATTATTAATAATATTACTATCAATCCTTTTAATTCAAATCCTATCATAATATTAAAGTTTAATAAAATCCATATAATATGTTAATAATTCTGATTCATTTAACCACTTATAATATCCTTTAATATCATACATTAATATACCTCCTCTAATTTCAGAATATAATTCGTTTTTCCAACAAATGAAATCATTTACTACGGAAGATATATAATTATCTAATTTAATGTCCATATTTTTATTTTCTTTTATTGTCAGCATATGTCTTATAACAAGGTATAAACATTACTAATCTATTATCTATATCACCATAAATATTAACTTCCCATTTATCTGTTATAAAATTTATCATGGGTCTTTTTATTTTCACTAATAACTTACCATAATTATCATATATATCTACTGATGTTGAAAATAAATCTAATTTCCTAGATGTACCTAATCTTTTATCATACTTATCATAAATTGCATATGTATTTTGTATACTAAATAAATTTTCAAATATTTTATGTTCTATCTTACCAATATAATTATCATTTTCATCATATATTTTAATTTGTGTAACTAAACTAAATATGGTTTCTTTGGATTTTGCAATTAAATCACCGTTTTTATCATATAATATAAATGATGTTGAAAAACTAATTACTTTTTCTTCGATATTACCAATTTTTTGACCTGATTTAGAATCTATATTAAAATTATTACCGATTACTGATAATCTTTCTGTTATAATAAAATTTTTAGATATATCATTTTTATTACCAAATGATATTAATGATTTTGTTATTAATAAGATTATTAATCCAATTGTTAATTTAATTTTCATAATTATTTAGTTTTTAATTTTTTCTTTTTCTTTTTATTCTTCTTTTTCAATTCTTTATAAAGTTCATAGTATTTATAATACTCACAATTTTTACATTTTCCCATAAGTTTATTATTTACAAATTTTTTCGATATTATTCATGTTATTTATTATAACATCAAAAAACTTTTTAGATAAAATATCATATTCATTACCAATTATTTTTCTATATATAGGAAAATCAATAACTTCGTCCATTCTATCTGTTAGAATATCAGCTAAATAATCATGTACTTTTTTCCATAAATGAATATCTTCACCTTTACTTGAATCAGCGTATAGATAACTAATAATTATTTTAGTTATTTCTGAATGTCTTTTGGCTTTTTCATAACCATCTAGTCTTTGAACACTATTAGCCATTAGATACCTATTAATAGGAAACTCTAATAAACACCATAATAAATATTTTTCCCTTTCTGTGACCATTTTAAACTAATTCTAATTGATGATTAAATTCATACCATTTATCGATGGCTTCTTTTGATTGAATAATTGATACAGTTAAAAAACCTTCTTTTAATCCACCTTTGTCCATATATTTAAGATTAGGAATTTCCCAGTATCCATATGCACCAGCAGGAACATATGAATTTTTAAGAATATCAAATCCACGATATTCGATTTTTCTTGTAAAAACCTTAATTTCGTGTCTTCTTGATCCTTCATATCTATCGAAATCTCTTAATTTTTCAATATTTTTAAGATCTACTCTACTGGTTAATTTCATTTCTTAAAATTTTAGAGTACAAATATACAATAAAAATTTTAAATTACAAATTTTTATGTTTAATATTTGATATACTAATATATTTAGATGGTACGAAATCAGTTAACCAAACTTTATTTTCAGATAAATAAAATTTATAACCATCTTCATACATTTTCTTTGATTCTATTCTTAAAATTACTGGTTTTAAAGTCTTTGCATGTCTTTGACCAACATGTAATGCTGTTAATTTATTGTCCGATAAATGAACGAATTTTCTTGACATTTTATACAATCCATTTTGCATAATACTATCGATAACAGTTGGTGTTGTACCGTGAAATAAAAATATAGGGGGTTCTACCTCAACAAATTTAATAGTAACAAAATCTATTGAATGTCCTTGATTTGCTCTTATTTTCAATTCACCATCAAAATACTTGTATGAGTATCTTTGTTTATCGTCTTTAAATACAATCATATCCAAAGTATCTTTATCCGTTTTTATCAAAGATAATAATTCTTTAACACCGACCCATCCTTCTTCATTCATTTTCATTCCTCTTGGATCATGACGGAGTAAGTAAGCCATTTTCTTTGATACTTTCATTAAATCCTTTTCCATATATTAATTTTTTAATTTTATATTATCTTAATATATCATTAAGTTCTATTTTTAATATTTTACTACCATCATATCTTGAAATTTTCAAATCTTCTATGTCATAAATTTTATTAAAAATATCATTAATAAAATCTTTATAATCTTTGTGTGTTATAAGTGTTCCTATTTGTTTAATTTTTTCTTTTTTATTTACTAATAAATATGAACAGTAAGGATCTCTTATCTCTGTTACTTTAATATCTTTTTCTGTTATATCGGTTAGAAGTTTACTTCTATCTATTATCTCTATTGTTTTTTCATAACCACAATCAAAACAAAATATATATTCTTCTCTTGTTCTATAATTATAATCAGATATACAATTAGGTTGACTACATATAGGACAATCGAAATAATCTACTACACTTCCCATAACTTTTTAATTTTTAACCTACGTTCATCTATTTTTATATCATCTATACTAAAATGATTATTATTTGGAATACTATCATATCTAATTTTTTCAATTGTAAAGATACCTTTTTTTACTATAATAATCAAATCTGATGCATAAAATGTTGATGCACTAGTTCCTATATCTGTTATGTTTATAAAGTTTTTTAATTTTCTGATATCTATAACAGATTCAAATCTTTTAATGCTACTATAAGGATTAGAAATTCTAAAATTATCTCTTATTAGTATAATGTTATCATCAGTTGATGATTCTATAATCTTTTTTATTGTATCATCACTATAGTAATTATTATCAAACTCTATAACATTATTAAAATAATTAGATATAATTGATGCTAATAAATTACAATTATGCTTATCAAATGTAACTTTATACAATAGTGTAATTCTATTATGTTTTAATATTTTTTCTAACATATTTAGGTTAGTTTAGATAAATGATCAATAATTATAATATCTGGTTTTATATTTAATTTCATCACTATATTTGGGTATAATGATGAAAAATCATAATTAGACTTAAATTTAGTAAATAATCTAAACCCAATTAAATGTTT